CTACAGATGGAGCAACTGAAAAAGGTGTTGCTGGATTTAGTAGTGCAACTTTTGCTGGTACAGCAACTGGATTCATTACTGTTAAAGCAGGTGGAATTAGTGATGCTCAACTAGCAAGTACATTCAATAAGATTATTGGTACTGATACAGATCTTGATACTAGTGGTGTAGATGTAGTAGATCAGATTAATGTTACTGATGGTGTTATTCAATCAATGAGTAAAAGAACATTGCCTAATGCTACAACAGCAGCAGTTGGTGTTACAGAGATTGCAACACAAGCTGAAGTAGATACAGGAACAGATACATTTAGATATGTAACTCCAGCAACATTAGCAAGTGCTCAATCTAAAAGATCATACACAGGTACTTATCCAGCAACTAATACAAACACTTTTTCAATTGCAACAGGTGTTCATAAGTTAGCTAACGGACCTTGGATTATACAAACTTATGATCTTAAAGGAAATCAAGTATTTATGGATGTGCTTGCGGATCAAGCTACAGGAACTGTAACATTTACTGCAAATGGTAATTTAGGTGCAAATAATATTACAGTAGTAATGCAAATTGTAGGATAATAAATAGTAGAATTTAAAGGGGAAGCATTTAAATCTAGTATTTAGTGTTTCCCCTTTTTTTTAAAATATGTATATTGCAAACAAAGAATAAAACGTCATGGCTATAAGTTTTTTATCTTCAATAAATATAGATGGATCATGTACTGTTACTAGTATAGGGAATGATGATAGTACGTATACTGGTATATTAGTATGGGATGGTTCAGCATTGAAGTATAGAACTAAAGCACAACTAAGATCTGATATTGGAGCTGGAACAGGAACTGGTACTGTTACATCAGTTACTGTTACAGGATCTAATGGTTTATCTGGTACGGGCACAATCACCTCTTCAGGAACAATTACCTTATCAAACTCTGATAGAGGTTCTTCTCAAGCAATTTATAAAAATGTAGTAGCTGATTCCGGTGGAACAGCAACTGCTATTAGTAATAATGATTCTATTACTATAGCAGGTGGTACTAATGTTAGCACAGTTAGAAGTGGTAATACTATTACAATTAATGCTACAGATACAAAAACAAATAATTATGTTAGTTCCGTAAGTTTTAATACTACAAATGGAATATTAACATTAAACCGTTCAGGTCTTACTGCATTAACAGTTGATCTTGACGGAAGATACGTTACAAGTTCAGGTGTTACTTCTATAGCCACAACAAATGGTATTACAGGTGGAACTATAACAGGTACAGGTACTATTCAGGTAGACAGTACAGTAGTAAGAACATCAGGAGCACAATCAATAGGTGGTGTTAAAACATTTACAGATAATACAACATTTGATGGTTATATTAGAGGTAGTGGACAACAACTTGTATTAAATGCAGGTGAAGCATATTCTGTAGCAACAGGACAAACAAATGAATTTCTTTATATAAATGCTGAATCAGGACTGGAAATTAACTCTTCTCCTGACAATTGGGTAACAGGATGGGCAGGAAGAAAAACAACAACAATAAATGATACAAGTGGTAATTCTACTTTTGCCAATGATATAACAGTATCGGGTGGTGATATTACTCTTGGTGGTACAGGACGTATACAAGGTGTAGATACAGTTTCATCTGGTACAGATGCAACAAGTAAGACATATGTAGATAATGCTATATCTAATCATAGACCTTCTGATCCAGGAGCACCTACTAATGTATCAGCTTCAGTGGTTGGTCAAACAATAGAGATTGCATTTGGTAAATCATCAACAAATAATATAGATTACTATCAAGTTTGGTCATCAGATGATGGTGGTGATTTTGGGATTATTGGACAAATACCTCCAGATGATTTTGCAGCAACTATGACAATTGTAGATACTACTTTTAATACAGGTGGTACAATGTCATATAGAATATATGCAGTTAAAGAAGGAATATATTCAAGTCCGTCATTAGTAAGTCAAGCTTATACAGTAGGTGCATTGTCTGTTATTAATATGTCAGTAATAGACTTACCTTCTGCATATTATGTTCAATATGATTTGCCATTGTCAAGATTTATAGACCACATAGAAATATATATGGATTCAGCAACAACTCAAGGTGCATTATCAAGATCTAATGCGTTATTGGTTTATAGTGGAATGAATTCATCTTATATGCATAGTGTAGGAGTAAGTAGGAATTTTCACCAGTTTTGGGTAGAAGTAATAACAACATAAGATGTCAGAAAGAGGAACTGAAATAACAGATGACAGACAATATTGGTTAGATTGTCTAGCTGAATTTGAAGAAGCATTGGCTGAAGAGTTAAATATGATAAATATTGCTCCAGCAGGTTCTAATGATAGTATGATTAAAATGTTACAATTTGAAATAGAAGAATGTTTAAAGCAACTAGCGTAAGTAAAAATAATATAAAATCCATTGTAGGATGTGCCTCTAATAATTATGCTGGGCAAGTAGCCATTGTACCTGTAACTAAAAGAGGTATGAGCAATGTTACTGTGTCTTCAGGTAGTGGTGATTATGATGGTGGTGACAGGCTTATTGGTTATACAACTGCTTTTGAAATAGATGGGGACTTGCTTTTTACAGTTGGTTGGGGTGATGGCTTTGCTGTACGTAGACTAAATGATGATGGTACTATGACTAAGTTGTATCATGATGATAATTTTCTTTGGAGAGATACAACATCTACATATAATCACATGCAATCTATTTGCATTGATAAAGTAAACAAGAAAGGTGTAGTTATGACTTATAATGTCAATGGGTATACTACATTTGACTACAGTGGTCTTATAAATGGAGGATCAACCTTTGTTAAAGATCCAAGACCAACACACAGTAATCCTCAAGTATATATAGGATCACAAGATACTGGTGGAGGTTCTGTAGAAAGCCCAGGTCTATATTATGTAGGAGGCTTGTGTGCAGCAGGAGAATGGGCATATGCAAGTGACTATGATGCAAGACATTATAAAAGATGTATGCGTAGAAACATGAAAACTGATGTTGAAGAAAGATTATATATGGATGCTACAGCAGGGAATATAATGCTTGAAGGCTCCGCACCTGTAGATAGAAATGGATACAGAGGTTGGATTATGTATGATGAAATTAATGACAGAATATTATATGCTTATTATCATGATGCAAACTTTTCTTTAATATTAGATGCATCTACAGCCAAACCTAAATCAGTTTATGTAGATATGGGAGATATAGGTCAGGGAGATGATGGTTATGAACAAGGATGGTTTATACCCGATCCAATAAATGAACCTAATATATTTTGGGTTGGTGCGTCTGGTAGACATACTAAACTTGATGTGACTCCATGTCTTACTGGTAACAATGCCACTGTTTTGCAAATTACATATGAAGGTTCTACTAATCCAGGTAATAACTATGGTATTTTATTTAGAGCTGGAGTAAAGTATCAAGATGATCAAGGTGGTAAACCAACTGATAGAATGGTTGGTTATCCTAATTTTATTCCTACTGCAGCAGATAGAGGTGGAGCTATGATATCAGGATTCTTAGATCAAGATAATGATAGATATGTTGCTTTGCGTAGACATGATACAGTTGTTGAAGATACCACATCAGAGGGAAGAGGAAGATCTTATAGAGCTGATTATGGATGTAACATTACTAGAATGTATTCTACAGGCGGTGCAGAATGGTGGATTCAGATGGGTTATGGATATGATGGACATGGTTTTAGAATATGGGATGCAAAATATGCTAATCATTTTATACCTAATTGGGAAATAGTATATGGACCTTATACATTAGATAACTCAGCTTCTGTTGATTTTGTTTTTTGGAATAGAGTAGATTATTTTATTCCTAATGGTTGTACATTGGGTTATTATGTGTCTAATGATGATGGAGCAACATGGGAAGTATATTCAGGAACTGCTACAGCAGAACATACATTTCCAAAACAAGGAAATAAACTTTTGTTAAAATTATCTGCATCAGGTGACATATCTAAAAATGCATATAAGATGAGTGATGCAGAAGATTTTATGATGTGTGGAACTAAGTATGCATCAGAAATGGATCCTGCTATTAAACAAAAAATGACAAAGTTTAAATTAAGAGGAAAAAAGAAATAACATGGCAACAATAACTGGTTCACAAAGATTATTATCTCTAGAAGGTAACACTGTAGATACTACTGTTTCTTTAAGAGCAGGTGGTAGATTATTAGATAGTAGTGGATCTGCTGGTACTAAAGGTCAAATTCTTAGTACTACAGGTACAGCTGTAAATTGGATTGATGTACCCACGGATGCAAATAATTATGTATCTGGTATTAGCTTTGCTACAGGAACTGGTATATTAACATTGACACGTTCAGGTCTATCAGATCTTACGGTAGATTTAGATGGTAGATATTTAACATCTGCATCAAACTTTTATCTTAATGGTATAACTAAATCAGGTAACACACTTACATTTAGTGTTAGCGGTACCACAAATCAAACATATACATTTGGAGGCAATGCCTTTAATAGTACTACAATTTATGCTGAACCAGGTATATTTAGTGGTGGTGGTACACCAACTTTAGCTTCAGGTGTAACTGGAGCAGAAGTAAGATCTTTAATTGGTGCTGGTACTTCCAGTTTAGTGATTGGTACAACTGCATCTACAGCAATGGCAGGTAATACAACAACTATTACTTCTCAACAGGCAACAGATATTGCAAATAACAATAAGAAAGTAACTGATTCTGGAGTACCAGCTGTAACATCTGATGGTAGCGTACCAGCATTAAACACTGGGATAAGTGCTGCAGAAATGAGAAGTCTTATTGGGGCAGGTACAGGATCATCCAATTTAGTATTAGGAACTACATCAACAACAGCAAAGAGAGGTGATACTACAACTATAACTTCTACTCAAGCATCAAACATTCTTACTAATAATGCTAAAGTAAGTGACACAGGTACACCTGCAGTCTTATCAAATGGGACTACTCCTTCACTAAATTCTGGAATATCAGCTAGTGAAATGAGAGTTCTTATAGGAGCTGGTACATCTAGTCTTGCTATAGGCACAACGGCATCAACCGCAATGGCGGGTAACACAACAACTATAACGGGTGCTCAGGCAACTGCTATTGTTGATAATACTAAAAAAGTAACTGACACAGGTACGCCTGCAATATTATCTAACGGAACAACACCTACGTTAAACTCAGGTATCTCTGCTGCAGAAGTAAGAACCCTTATTGGAGCTGGTACTTCAAGTAGTTCAGGGGTTACAAGTGTAAGCGGTACTGCAAATAGAATTTCTGTTACGGCAGGTGCGACACCAACAGTAAATGCAATTACAGGAGCGGTAAGTTCCTCTTCTGCCAATTTAGCTACAGGTGCTCAAATACAAACTGCAATTAATTCTGCGGTAACAGGTGTATTGAAATATATAGGAACCTGGGATGCAGCTACTAACGTACCTACGTTGGTTAGTGCTAAAGGAACTCCAGGTGAATACTATATTGTTTCTACTGCAGGTTCTACAAACTTAGATGGTATTACTGATTGGGCAGTAGGTGATTGGGCAGTATTCTCTGACCTGGCTACAGATGCTTGGCAGAAAATAGATAACACTCAAGTAGGAAACGTAACAGGTAGTGGTTCATCAGGAAGAGTTGCATATTGGAATGGCAGTAGTAATATAACAAGTGATGCAGGATTAACATTTAATGGCAGTACAAATGCTTTAACTGTTAGTGGTGCAGTAACCTGGAGTGGTGGTGGATCAACAGAATCTAATTCTGCATATGACAATATGATTACAGGATTTTCTGATAGTGGATCTTCAACAAAGACTTTAACATTAACACAACAAGATGGTGGTACTTTAACTACATCATTTAGTATACCACAAGGAACTACAACTCCAAGTAGCACAGAGACTTTTACAAATAAAAGTGGTGCTATATCACAGTGGACAAATGATTCGGGTTATAAGACAACAGATAACAATACACAATATACAGCAGGTTCAGGTCTTTCATTAACAGGAACTGTATTTGCTAACACAGCACCTAACATTGTCCAGACAACAGTATCAGGGAATGCAGGATCTGCTACTAAATTATTAAATGCAAGAACAATTGCCGGAGTATCTTTCAATGGTACTGCTAATATTTCATTAGACAATAGTAACATTTCTAATGGTAGAGGTTATACAACTAATACAGGTACAACTACTGCTTCTAATGCTCAGACATTTACTAATAAAGGTGGTAACATCTCACAATGGACTAATGATTCCAAGTATATAACCTCATATGTTAATACAACTTATTCTGCAGGTTCGGGTATAACTTTAACAGGAACGGTCTTTAGTAATGCTGCACCTAATATTGTTCAGACTACAATTACAGGAAATGCAGGGAGTGCAACAGTTTTACAAACTGCAAGATCTATATCAGGTGTATCATTTAATGGTAGTGCAGATATTACTCTGGATAATAAAAATATTACTAACAGTGCAGGTTATACTACTAACACCGGTGATATAACTTCAGTAGGTGCAGGCACATTTTTAACAGGTGGAGGAACATCAGGAGCAGTAACGCTTAATGTTAGTGCAACATCTGCAGCTACAGCAAGCACATTAGTTTCTAGAGATAGTGCTGCTGATATTAATGCAAGATTATTTAGAGCTAATTATGCTAATGAAGCTACAATAAGCGGAGCAATAGCTTTTAGAGTTAATAATTCAACAGATAATTATACACGTTACTGTAGTAGTCCTTCAGCTATTAGAGCTTTTATAGGAGCAGGAACTGGAACTAGTAATTTAGTAATAGGTACTACCGCTACTACAGCTAAGGCTGGTAATATAACAACTATAACTAGTGCACAAGCAGCAGATATTGTTACTAACAATGGTAAAGTATCAAACATTGTGCAAACAACTGTTAGTGGCAATGCAGGTAGTGCAACTAAGTTATTAAATGCTAGAACAATTGCAGGTGTTTCTTTTGATGGAACCGCTAACATTGCATTGAATAATGCTAACATTACTAACGGTGCTAAATATATTACATCATATGTAAACACAACTTATACTGCAGGAACAGGTTTAGCATTAACAGGAACAGTATTTAGCAATACAATTACCAACAATAATCAGTTAACTAACGGAAACGGATACTTAACTGCTACAAACGATAGAGTATATATTACAGATAGTAGAGGTTCACAAAGACCACCTTCTTACTACAATGACAGATATGCTCAATGGGATTTCCAAAGCAGTGCTGATACAGGTGGAGGTGGAGATGGATGGCACGCAATTGAAACTATATCTAAGTGGTCATCTTGGAATGCAAGTCATAGACAAGAACAGTTATTATTTACAGGAGATAATTTAAAAAGACGTACAGCTACCAGTGATACAACATGGGGCACTATAAAAACTGTTTATGATAGTGGGAACCTTACTCTAGGAACATTAGGATTCACAGGAGCAACTAACGCAAACTATATTACTGATAACAAGCAATTAACTAATGGTGCGGGTTATATAACTTCATACGTTAACACAACATATACAGCAGGTACAGGATTAACGTTAGTTGGTACTCAATTTAGAAATACAATTACTAATAACAATCAACTTACTAACGGAGCAAGTTACTTAACAACTTCTGGAAAAGCAGCAGACTCTAATTTACTAGATGGCCTAGATTTATCTACTGGCAGAAATAATGTAGCAAATCAAGTTGTAAGAACAAATAGTAGTGGATATGCAGAGTTTGGTTGGATAAATACAACTTCAGGTAATACAACAGCTAATATTACTGATATTTACGTTAACACAAATGATGGATACATAAGAAAAGCAACTGCAGATCAGTTCCGTAAACTAATAACAGATCCTTATTATTCAAATAATTCAGGTACAATTACAGGGGTAACTGCTGGAACAGGAATGTCTGGTGGAGGTACTTCAGGTACTGTTACATTAAACTGTACTATTGATAGTCCGGCAGAAGTTGGATTAGCAAACCTATCATCTAATGGTAATGTTGTTGCTGGTAATTTCACAGTAGGTGGAAGTTTATACGTACCAAGTGCAATTTATCATTCGGGTGATACAGATACATATATGCAATTTCATGCAGCTGATCAGTGGAGAGTAGTTACAGGAGGCGGTGAAAGATTTGAAGTAAATAATACACAAGTAAGTGTTACAGGTGATTTTGTAGCAAGTGGTAATGTAACTGCATACTCAGATGAAAGGCTTAAAACAAACATAGAGACTATTCCTAATGCACTAGAGAAGGTTAATGCATTAAGAGGTGTTACCTTTGATAAAGACGGTGAACGTGGCTTAGGTGTCATTGCACAGGAAGTAGAGAAAGTTTTACCAGAAGTTGTATTAGAAGGAAAAGAATATAAGTCTGTTGCCTATGGTAACATTGTGGGTGTATTAATTGAAGCGGTTAAAGAACTTACTAAGGAAGTAGAAGATCTTAAAAAACAATTAAAGTAAAATGGCAGTTCCATCATCAGGCACATTAACAATGCTAGGTATAGCAAGAGAAAGGAAGTACAGTAGTTATGTATCTACTGGTATTATTCCTTATCCTATTTTGATGACTGATTTAATTAATGGTGGTGGACTAAATAATTTTCCACCATTAAATACTAATTGTACTCCAAGGCCAAATACATTAACACCTCATTCAATGAATGAATGGTATGGTTATGATCAAGACTGTGCTGCACCAGCAGAATGTGAAAGAATAGAGTTGCGTTTTATTGGTAGATATAGGTCCGGTTCAGATGCTTGTTTTCAACCTGTAAGAGAAGTGTTTACTACTGATCAAAAGAAGTGGTATATTAATCCATTATATGCAGAGGATGGTTGTAAGGAAGGTGCATGGGCAACAAGTGGTGCATATTCAGACGGTGGTACTTGGGGAATCTGGGATGGAGTAAAAGGAGCGTGGACTAGTCAAGGAATTTGCGAGTTCTAATAAATAAAACATTATGAAAAAGAAAAAAACTACCAAAAAACAAGCTGTTAAAAAACAAGTTGTTAAAAAACCTGTTAAACAAGCTGTTAAGAAACTTGTTGAGAAACCTGTTAAGAAACCTGTTAAGACACGTAACAAGAAAGTAAAAATTGTTGTTGAGAAAAAAACCATTAAGGAGTTTTTGTCTTCAAGATATACGTTTGATATAATTTCTTTAGTTACTAATAAAGATAACACAATAAAAGAAATTGTTTTTTCATATACAGGTGTATTATTAATTCCTCAATCTCTAAAAGAATTTTATTCTCCAACTAAATCTTTTGTGACTGGAACATATATAGTTAATTCAAATAGTAAACCTATATTTCATACAACAGATTACAAGTCTATTTCTAAATCAGATATGATATGGAACTTAAAAGAGTCTCTAAGAAAAGATTATATCCTAGGCATGAAAGAAATTATTGATAGTGAGATTATGCCAGAACAAAATAATGTAGTTGATCTTGCTTGGTAATTTAAAAATTATTATTATCTTTGAAAAGTATACAAACATTTAAAACCAATTATAATGGCAAAGAAAAGCAAAAAGATTTCTTCAAAGGAATTGACTGAAGTAAAAGAACTTCAAAACCAAATTAATACACTACTAATGAATATTGGTAATGCAGAACTGGTTAAGAGTCAATTAGTATCTAAACATTCTGAACTGCAAGCTGAATGGAGAACTGTAAGTGAATCATTAGAGACAAAATATGGTTCAGTTAATATTAGCCTTGAAGATGGTACTATATCTGATATTGAGAAAGAAGATCCTTCTTTAGAGAAAGCTTAAATTTTATTCTCATAGGTGTTTACAAAATTTTTTAAAACTAGCATTAACTTGTTTGGTTTTAAAAAATTTTGTATATTATAAATGTATAGTTTACAACAACGCAGTACATTATAGTAAAATAAAACATTTATGATCCCAACGAACTCAAGCGGCACCACAAATGGATGTGATAATATATCTTCTAATTGTGTAATATGGCAAGGGCCAGATATTTCTTGTATAGACCTATGTAATGGTGACTCTATTAGTGAAGTTGTATTTAAACTTGCAACTAAGGTTTGTGACCTTTTAGAAAGTGGTGTAGATATGAACCCTAATCTTACTGGGTTAGATATTTCTTGTTTAAATGTTAGAGGTGCTACGCCTACTCAACTTGTTCCTGTTTTACAGGCAATGGTTAATCAGATTTGTTTAAACACTGATTCAGGACCAACTAAAGATTCTTTAACATCTGGTCTTCCTATAATGGTATTACCTGCATGTATGCAGTATAATGATAAAAGCGGTAATCCAGTAACTCAACTTCCTTTAGATGAATTTGCTACATTAATAGCAAATCAAGTATGTAGTAATTTAGCAAGTATTAATACTATTAATTCAACATTAACAAGTATTAATTCAAGAATAGATATACTAGAAGCTTGTGTGTTACCATGTAGTGGTGGTGTTGTAGAAGCTCAAATTGTACCTGCATGTGTAAGCAACGTAGGAGTTTTAACTAATGTTTCAGTAGTTGTACTAGCATTAGAAAGTGCATTTTGTGAATTAAGAAATGCAGTTGGATTTCCATCTGCTATAAATTCTGCAATTTCACAATCTGCAATAACAGGTTCATATACTCAGTTAACAAACAAAGATGCATCATATAGTGGTATAGTTGGATGGAATAATTCAGCTTCTACATTAGCTCAGTCTATGCAAAACGCATGGGTTGTAATTGATGATATGTATACAGCTATTACAAGCATTCAAACAAATTGCTGTCCTGGAGGATGTGATGGAATTATATTCTCATATACTACTGCAAATACTATTAGTGGTGGTACAGGTTTAATAACAGACGTAGTATTTAATTTTATAAACTCATCTATACCTAGTACATTTAATGATAGTGCAGGTTTTAGTAAAATTACAATAGTTGATTCTAAAGGTGTTTCAACTCAGCAAATTGTTAGTGTTTCATCATTACAGAATAATTCCACAGGTATAAGTATAAATGTAGCATCATTAGATACTGCTACTAATCTAACTGCAACAGTTGAGTTTAGTGTTACAGATGGAAATGATACATGTGTTGAAACACAATCTAGTATAATAACAGGAATTATTCCTTGTCCAAGTATGACTATAAGCAGCGTAACAACTGAAGCTTTCAATATACAATTTAATAATTTATTGGGAACTTCAGCAACATACTTAATACAAGTAATTAATCCTTCTGGTCTAGTTGTAGCTACAGATACTGTAAACAACCCAGGATCTAGCGTAACAGCATCATTCTCTGGTTTAATACCACAAACAACATATACTGTTAGATTAACAGTATCTATAAGTGGAGGGTCAAATGTTTGTCCAGATATACCGGTTGAAACACTTACAGCAGATGCACCATGTAGTCAAGGTATGGATGTAGTATTCTTAGTAGATTATACAAGTAGTATGAGATCTCAAATTCAAACAATACAATCAGGAGCGGCTAATTTAGTAAGTACAATAGATTCTTCATCAGGATCAAATAATTATAGAATAGGTTTAACTACTGTAGATGAAACTAGTGGAGATCCAAATTATGGTACTTGTGCTGATTACACAGTTCTTCCAACAACACAAAGATTAATTGTTGCTGGTTCTGCCGGAACTAATTTAATATATACTGCTTGGGAAATGTTTGCCAATGATAACGGAACTGCATTTACAACTCAGCTAAATAAATTAGCTGGAGGTGTAGATGGAACATGTGTTAACATAGGATCAGGAGCAGGTGGAGCTGAACCAATGGATACAGCACTACAACAAGTAGTTGGAGGTGCTGCATTTAATGGAGCATTTAGAAACAATGTTGCAAAATATGTAATATTAATTACAGACAATTTACCGGGAGGAGATGAAGATATAATGAATATAACAACATACTCTAGAATTCTGTCATTGATAACAACCTGTAATAATAATGGAATTAAAGTATTCTGTATGGGAGCAGGTGTTGATATGGATTGGGATAATGGTGGAACAATAAGTCCAGCAGTATATCCTTGGAGAGAGCTTGCAACTGGAACAGGAGCTACGTATACTACGAGCACTGACCCAAGTACAATATCTAGTTTAATAATATCTGGTTGTGGTGGATCACCAACCTAAAATAACTAAAAATAAAAAAATAAACAATGGCATGTAATTGTACAAAATGTAGTCAAAAATGTAGTTGTGCTGACACAGCAATAACTAATGCATGTACCTATACTGATTGTAGTACAGGTAGTGAAAGGTGTGATGATGTGCAGTGTGCTTCATGTGTAAGCTATTGTGGAACATCTTTTCAAATAGGTGATCCTGGTAGTAGAATAGTTATAACTTCTGGTGAAAGATTAGATTCTATTATACAAAAGTTTTCTATGATATTATCTAACGGCCTTGGGACATGTACTTCAAATGATATACAACATGATCCATATAATGTTTATGCAGGTGTAGTAACAGGTAGTACTATTTCAGTTATATGGGATGGGATATGGAGTAACAGCACAGGTTTAAATGTATATATTGATGAACAAATAACACCTGGAGGATGGACATTAGCTAATCCACTAGCACCTATTGTACCTACAGTAAATAATTTTACTATAACAAATTTAACTGCTAGTACAGCATATAAAGTTAAAGTTGTAGATGCTGGTAACACAGGATGTAAACCAATTGAAATACTTATTTCAACTCTGTCAGCATAAAAAAAACAACACGTGGTGGTTTGTTGGTTTTCTACTACAAACGTTGGGAGAGGCTGGATATGTTCCAGTCTCTTTTTTTTTTCTTATCTTTATAAAAAAAAAATCAAATTATTTAACTTATGGATAATATAAAGCAAAAAGTTCTTGACAGTTTAAAATGGAAAAAGCACCCATCTTATTGTGCTGAAAAACTGAACATTACAGAAAAACAATATAAGAAAGTAAAAAAAGAATTATTAGCAGAAAGAAAAAACAAAAGAAAGAAATCTATATTTTTTAGTAAAGCTGCAGAAAATGCACAAATTGCAGAAGCAATTGATTTAGAAAATGGAACTGGAAAGTTATCAGGAACGTTTGATCATGAGCCTAAAAGTGCAGAAGAAATAATTATCTTATTAAAAATAGATACTGATAAATGGAAATTATCTCAGTATTGGAATAAACAAATGGGTGATCACTGGAGGGTTTCAGCATTAGTATCACAAATAAAAAATCCAGAAGAAAAACTATTTGAAGACCTATTAAAAAACTGGAGCCCCAAAAAATACAAAATATCAAATACACCTTATAAAAGTAAATTTACTGATGATCCACATTGTGCAGTAATATCTCTACAAGATATTCATTTTGGCAAAGAAGGTAATGACACCATAGATAAAGATTTTGAAGATACAGTTAAGAACTTAGTTAGTAGAGCAAATGCTATACATCACATAGAAACTATGTACTTTGTTGTAGGAGGTGATTTAATCAACATGGATACCTTCCAGGGCACAACTACAAGCGGAACACCTTTAGACAACTGTATGAGCGCTACAGAGGCTTATGTGCAAGCATTTGATGCAATGCATTGGGCTGTCACATATATTAAAGCCCACTGTGATAATTTAGTTGTAGTATATGTTCCTGGAAATCATGATAGACTTTCTTCTTTTCATTTAGCTCATGCTCTCTCAAGATCAATAGAGTGTGATAAGATAACATGGGATGTAAAATATGAAGAAAGAAAGGTTCATGTATGGCATAATAACTTTAATGCATTTGAACATGGGGATAAGCGTAGCAAGAATAATCCTTTAATATATGCATCAGAGTATCCAAAAGCTTGGGGTGACACAACAAACAGAACATTATTCAAAGGTCATATACATACAGACAGAAAGGTTGAATATATGACATCAAATGAAACAGCAGGTTTTATAGAAAAGACGTTACCTAGCCTGGGTAAAACAGATTACTATCATTACAGTAACAAATATGTAGGCAATAGACGTTCAGGTAAACTAGAAATACAACACCCTACAATGGGTAATATATGTGAATTAACTTATCAAGCACTGTAAAGACCTCACATTAAATTTCTTTAAGTGGGGTTTTTTTTGTAAATTATAAATATAACTGTATGATCAACAATTTCAAAAAACCTGATTTGAAAGCTCCTAGATATAGAGAGAAAAGAATGGGGTTATTAAATGAAGAAACAATCAAAGAGTTTAAAGACAAGAAACCTTTATACTCTGACATAGATAACGTTAAATTAAAAAAGATAATAAATATATATAATGTTAGACTTTGGAATGCTGTAGTAGAGAATAGAGATGGTGTAGAGTTGCCTGATTCATTAGGGTATCTATTTATTGGTACATGCCCTTCATCAAAATCAGTGAATACTAATTATGCTCTTTCAAATCAGTATGGTAAAGTCTTACAAAATAAAAATTGGGAAACAGATGGAAATTTAGGTAAAATATTTTATACAAATTACTCAACTAAATATAGATTTAAAAATAGGGAGTTGTGGAGATTTGTAGCATGCAGGGATTTTAAAAGAACTGTTGCAAAAACTTACCCCATCAATTGGACCAAATATGTAGTAATGAAAAATAAATACAAGGTGGCTCATCTTTATGATGAAAACCCTGAAGAAACCATTAAAGCATTAAAGTATTATAATGAATTTGAAAAATAAAAAACATGGCAACAATAGCAGACGTAGTATCAAGAATTAGAGGCCAAGTAAAAGCAGGAGTTCAAGATGCTTTTGTCACTGATAGATATATCTATAGCTTAATTGAAAAGTATGCTCAGTTTTTAATGAGAAGGCAAGATTATGCAAATAAATTATTAAAATTTAATTCAGTATGGAAAACATTACCATATGTAGAATTAATTGAAGTAGATAAAGTTGAAGCTCATTGTGCTGGAATACAAAGTGGTTGTACAATAAAACGTACAAAACATAGATTACCTTCAATGTTTGAAGGTTACTGGGGTCCATTAATACGTACCATTAGTTCAATAGATGGTTCACAAGAGATGCAAGCAACCCAACCTGGTACATATACATCATTAACAAAAAGTACTTCTTTTAGATATAACAAAACATTATATTTTTGGTGGTTAGATGGTTACATTTACTGTCCAAACATTGCATGGGATGCAATTAAAGTAGAAGGTGTATTTGACTCAGATATAACTAAATGGGATTGTGATACAGAAAATGATTGCACCCCTAGATATGAGCAAGAAATTTACATACCAGAAGCATTGTTTGCAGAAATAGAAAGCCAAGTTATTGCTACTATGTCAGGTACATTACAAATACCATCTGAAGATTCAGATAACAAACGTAACACAGCAAGAACTTAAAAAATACAACAATGGGGGTATCACAAAAATATAGAACTTTTAGTCAATTGATGGAAGATGTTTCCATTGATTTTTCAACGTATGCACTTGAAGGATTAATTGAACCTGCTCAACTTATTAAAGTTGCAACACGTGTAAATTATGATTTAGGGTTACGTATACATAGAACTAAAGAAGTTATTATAGATATAGAACATGGTAGAGGTCAATTACCTTTTGATTTTCAATATTTAAACTACGCATTTAGGTGTGGATCATACACTGTAAATAGCACAATGCCATCAGGAACCCATGTTGAAACATTCAATGACGTACCATATGTTCCTGCTCCTGGTGATGTAGCACCATGTGAAGATGGAAAGGTATGTAAAGATGTATGTGTTGTTAAAACATGTAATGATAAAAATAGTTATCAATTAGTTCAGAGAATAGGAGGTGGTCAATTTAGAACATTTAATACTTGGACTGAATTAAGAATCAAAGACGTTAATGATAAAGTTTGTTACTGCCCTAGTCTAGGTGCACAAGCAGTAGATATAGCAGAAGTAAAAGATGGTTTTTTAATAACTACGTTTAATACAGGAAAAGTCTATTTAAGTTACCAAGGTGCTATGGAAAATGCAGAGGGTGATTTATTAGTATTAGATCAACCATATTGCAATGAATATTATGAGTATGCAATAAAACAAAGAATATTAGAAAATATGGTTTGGAATGGTGAGAATGTATCTCAACAATTACAGCTAGTAGAAAGTAGACTAAGAGGAGCAAGAAATAACGCATTAGGTTTTGTTAATACACCAAACTTCCAAGAAATGAGAAAAGTTTGGAATATGAACAGAAGAGCACAGTATCATAATTATTACAATATGTTTTTAAGTTATGCGCCTGCTAACCCTCAAGTAGTAACAGGACCAAAGAGATAATATATTATGGCTAAACAGGAAACACCTCCTCAACCACAGGGCAAAGGTTCATCATCAGTAAATATAAATACATTTACTAAAGGTATGAATAAAGATGTTGCTCCTTCATTTGAAGGTCAACAAGCATGGTGGCATGCAAGGAATGCAGCAAATAATTCTGAGGATGGAGATATAGGAATGATTGGCAATGAGCCATCAAACTTATCATGTGGTGTTATTCCATATACAGTTATAGGTGCTATACATAGATATGGTGATGAGTGGATAGTTTTTTCAACTGATAATGTAAGTTCAGAAATAGGAAGGTTTGATGATAGTCAATGTAAATATGAAACTTTAGTTAATGATCCATGTTTAAACTTTACTAAGAAATATTTAATTACCGGAGCAGCAAAAGAAAATTTTGATTGTACTTGGGAAGTATATTGGGATGATGCAAACAATCCATCAAGAGCTTTAAATATAGATGACATACCCTGGAAAAAAGTTCAAATTACAGGTCCGGATATTGATGGAGACCCATGTGTTAGATATGAAATTATAGAACCTAAAAAATTAGATTGTGAAGAAATAAGATTAGCTCCACTACTAGATACACCTTGTATACAATTAGACAAAGCAACAGACGGTGGTATGTTACGTAATGGAACGTATCAAGCATTTATTGCATATGTAGAGAATGAACAAAAAGTTACGGACTATATTGGTATATCTAATTTACAATCTTTATTTAGTCACCAAGGTTCAGATAGTTCTTTAAATGTAAAAGTTTCTAATTTAGATCAAGATTATTATTATTATGAATTAGTACTATTAATGAGAAACCAAGGCCAAACTCTAGCAAAGAGAATTGGTTTATATAGCACAGAACAATCAGACATTAATATTGATTTTATAGATCCAGCATTACCTGCTATAGATTTAAAATTAATACCTCTTAGAAGTCCGGCTTATGAAAAGTCAGAGTCTATGTTTGTTGTAAATGATTGGTTAATAAGACAAGGACCAACAGAGCAGTTTGATTTTAATTATCAACCTATTGCAAATCAAATCCAAACAAATTGGGTTATAAATTCTTTGTCTAGTAAGTATTACACATTAGGTGGAAGCAAGTTAGGTTTCATGCGTGATGAGCAATATGCATTTTTTATTAGATGGATATATAATACAGGTGAAAGATCTTCTTCATATCATATACCCGGAAGGGCTCCAGAAAACTATAATGGTACTATGGAGAATGAAGTTATATTTGGAGATAATGTATTAAATACTGATGGAGAACCTTTATATAAAGTATATAATACTGCATCTGCAACTTCTTTAAATCTTAATGAGCCTCAAGAAGATAACAGTTTAGTTATTGCAAGAGGTAAGATGGGTTATTGGGAATCATCAGAACTCTACCCATCAAATAGACCTGATATATGGGGTAATCTATGTGGTAAACCTATAAGACATCACAAGATGCCTGATGAGTCAATAGGTGGTGCAAACTCCCCATTACATATTAGTACTACTAATGGAGATAATATAAATTTAGTAGGTGTTGAATTTACTAATATTGGTAGACCTAAATATAATAATGGATCTTATATTGAAAATGTAGTAGGCTATGAAATACTAAGAGGTTCCAGACAAGGGGCAAGATCTATTTTGGCAAAAGGTATGTTTAAAAACATGCGTAAATATGATATACCAGATTCTGAAAATATACTAGGAAATTCACAAGGGTTGTATCCTAACTATCCTTATAACTCTTTGCAGCATGATGTATTTTTTCAAGATGGTACTAGAAACAAAACAACAGAAAACTTCTGTGACCAAGGTACTTTTACAGGTAGTATAGGTCATTATGAACCTTTAAAAGGATTTACAAAAGATGTGTTTTCTTTTCATGCTCCAGATTTAATGTTTGCTAAGCCATTTTTAAATGCTTATGAAACTAAAATATATGGTAACATTCATGGCAAGTCTGCAGGTAAGTTTATTCCTTCAGAAGATCACCCACAATTTAAATTACTAAGACCTGCTGCTGCATCTCTTGCAGTAGTAATAGGAATTGGATATGCTCTTAACGCTGTTCAGGGTACTACAAACAAAAAAGCATTACCAGTACAAGGTTTGAATCCAGTATATGCACCATGGTTTGTTGGTGGTTTTACTAATGGTGGTACTGTAACAGGTGGTTTTTCTGCTGCTCCAGCATCAATAGCTGGTTTAGGTTTAACAAATGCAATATGGGATATTTTATTAGATGGGCTGTTAAACGATGCAGCATCAATTGCAGATTTATATACAGGTGGAGTTGTTTCATCAACAATGTTAAATGTTCAGGGAGCAACTAACTTTTTAAAGACAGCAGTTCCTGGTACTCAAGGTGGTGGTATTGAAGAAGGTACGGTTTATGATAAACCTGAATCAGCAATGCCTGGCGTTCTTAGAGCAATAATGGGTATATCTTTAGCACAAAAAAACATTGCAATAGGTGGTGATGAAATTATTGATTTGTTTTATAACATGGTTAGTTTTTATGACTTTGTTTTAAAATATAACTCTACCGGATTCTTTAATACTTTTGCAAAAATTAATCAGAACGATATATTTAGAACAAAAAATAATGATTCTAATTATATAGGATCATCATTTCAAACTTTTGATGGTATTAAATATAAAATTAATAATTTATTTAGACCATCTACTGTAGCTGTCTCAACAGAAAAAGAATTAGCTGTACCAACTACAGTTGATAATTCACGTTTTGCACTTGGTGGTTATGTAAGAACTGATGGTAGCGTTAATGATTTTAATAATAGTTTAATAAAAGACTTTAGTAAAGCAGAAAGACAAACAACTATATCTGCATTATACGGTGCTTTAAAGTTTAACTTTGATAATCAGTATGGTCAATTAGATGGTATAAAGCAAATACAAATGAGAGGTTGCGTTGAATTGTTAGATAACAATTTACCACCTGAAACTTTATATACATCTAAACCAATTTTTAGTGGGGATGTGTCAATCAATAGATATACTGAAAAGTGTATAATGCCTATTTTTACAAACTTCTTAAAAGGGCAACCTAACGGTCATGCATTTGATTATAGCTTATATGTAAATATACCTTATCCAAGATTCTGGTTAAACTCAACTAAGTTTGACATAAGTAATATGGCACGTGAGGTTGCTACATTAGGTTTTGCTTCAGGGTCATGGGAAGATGCATTACCAACAAGTCAATATTATTTAGATAGGGGATCAGGAAACTGTCAAAGCACAAATCTTTTTGGTAGTTTATTTGGAGGTGCAGGTGGAGGTGGAAATTTAAATCCCGCTTTTCAAATGAAAAGGGCATATATGTATACTCATATAAATGGGGTTAATGAATTCTTTGTAGAGTCAGAAGTTAATTTAGCATATAGAGATTGGGAAGATTCACCAGATAAAAGATTTTATGACACTTATGAGTATAATGATTTAGGTGTACTATTTCATGCTGATAATATTAAAGCAGATAACTTTTATAAGTATGATGATTCATTGTCTGGATCAAAGTTCCCAACTCAAATGACTTCATTTGGTCAGGTGCAACCTAGGGATTATGACCCATATGTTTCTGAGACATGTTTTGTTAGTTATCCAAAAAGATTAATTTATTCATTACAAGCACAGGAAGAATCAAAAAGAGATTACTGGAGAGTGTTTTTAAATAATAACTATAAAGATTTTAAAAATGAAGTAAGTGTTATTAAACCTATAAATAAGAATGGAGCATTAATATTCTTCCCTTATTTATCTCCTCAAATGTTTCAAGGTCTTGATACATTAAAGACTCAACTAGATACAAAGCTTACTATAGGTGACGGAGGTTTATTTAGTCAACCGTTCCAAAATGTTGCAAATGCAGATTTGTCAAATGAGTATGGATCATGTGAAAGTTTAAGAGGTGTTATTAATACACCATTAGGATTATTTTTTATATCTCAACAACAAGGTAAAATATTTCAATATGCTGGTAAAGGTATGGACCCTATATCTAATAATGGAATGAAATGGTGGTTTAACAAATACTTACCTTCTAGATTTATAAAACAATTTCCAAGTTCAGAAAATACACCATGGACAGATAATCCTGTAGCAGGAGTAGGATGTCAAGTAATGTATGATTCAGTAGATGATATAGTCTACTTTATGAAAAAGGATTATCAATTAAAGCCTGACTATATAGGTCAAGCAACATTTGTTGATAGACCATTTAAACCTGTAGAAATAAGAGGAGAGGCAAGAGTACCGGTAAGTATTGATATTGGTGATCCAATATATTTTGATGATTGCTCATGGACAGTGTCTTATGATCCAAAGTCTAAAGCATGGATATCTTTTCATGACTGGCATCCTGAGTTAGCTTTACCTAGTATAAATCATTTCTTTACAACTAAGACAGTAACTACTACAATACCACAATGTCCTCCGGGATATAATTTTAATCCTACTACTGGATTATGTGAGATAGGGGTTAATGAATCAATACCTGCTGAAGTAACTATAGAAAACATTGCAGCTACAATAGGGGGTGGTCCTGTAAACTGTTTAGTTGATGTAGTAATATCAATGGATGTATCTGGTAGTACTAACAGTGCAGGAAGAAGAGCAGCTCAACAAACTTGGATGACTGCATTTTTAAATAATCCACAAATACAACAATTTATGTCCAACAGTCAAATGCAAATTGGATTTGATGTATGGGATGTATCTGCAGCTACTTTTAATATGAATAACCCTGCTGGTGGGACCGTTACTATGAGTCATCTTGTAACCGAAAATCAGGCAACTACTTTTATGAATAACAATTGGTTTTTTGGGGGTGGGACTAGTGTACTTTTAGGATTACAAACAGGTAATGCTATACTAACTAATCCAGCTAATTCTACATTAGGTGATAGAAGAACACAACCTAATTATAGAGCTATACATATTCTTGTTACAGATACAACTGGTGCACCAGGTCCTAATGTTGGTCAACCTTTTACATCTGTTGGTGCAGGTACTGCTCCAGCATATCAATTTGTTTATGCAATGTATTGTGGTGCAACTTCTTCAATACCACCAAGTGCGGGTGTATTAGATGATATATCCATGTCAAGCGGGCCAGTAAATGTTGATCCATTTCAATTTGGTATTAATGCAGCTGACCCAACAACTTTTCAAAGTGTAGCAACAGCAATTGCAGGAGCTGTATGTGGTACTGATTTTACTTGTGATTGTCCAGCAGGATACACTAAAGTATTTTTAGATCCGGTTACTTCTACTTATACTGCAACATCTGGTGCATGTGATGACGTGACTCCTCCAATATGTAGAAAAGTAACTTGTGAATGTCCAACATCAACAATTCCAGGATCAACAACAACTCAATCAGGAACATGTCCAGATGTAGCTCCTGGTATATTTATTATTGGAGATCCAACTTGGGTAGATCCAACACCATTAATATGTAATTATTTTTATTTTGATTCTGTAACACCTAATTATAATGTAGGTGGATTTTGGAGACACAATGTAAGATGTGATTCATTTGTAAATTATTATGGTGAAGACTATCCTTGGGAAATAGATTTAATATCTAATACTGGCCAAGCTGTTAATACTATAAGAAGTTTTGAATATCAATTAGAAACATATGTTTATAAGGGAGATCCACAATATAATATGTGTGGTGGAGATAAATGGGAAGATTTAGATTTTAACTTTGATGCTTCTATCATTTATAACAATGATCAAACATCAGGTTTATTATTATTAAACCCACAACCAGTGAACAGCCCTTGGACTAATTTAGATTTTCCTTCTATTGGATTTAATGGTATACAAATACTAGTTTCTAAAGTAGAACATAAATTTAGATTTAATCAATTCTGGGATGTTACTAATGATAGAGGTGAGTTTACAAATGCTGAACAACCAATATTTGATACATCATGTAACGGATATGTAAGACCATTAAATTACATTAACATTAATTATTCAAAGAGTGCTACTCAACGTAAGAAGTTTAGACACTATTCTAATAATGTTATTTTACGTAGAAATGTATCTGGAAATAGAAAGATGTTATTGAGATTAAATAATACTAAACTTTTACTATCACAAAGATAATGGCACATAAAAAAAGCATAGGACTACCGGGAGGACCAAATCAATATCTTCAAGATATAACACAATATATATCTGTAGATGGTTATAAACGTACTAGCCCTGATAAAACCAATCCGGTTAATATCATTGAGTCAGGTTCAATAACAATGGAGGATGTAGATTTTCCTGTTATGGGAACAGATAATCTAGGTAATAGTCAGATGATGATGCCTGGTAATAACTATCAGTTTCCAGGAGATAGTGTGTTAGAAGTACCCATGGCACAGACAGGTTATGAAGTTCCAAAAAGACAAGGTGTTAGACTAAACTATGATGAAGAAGGTAAAGTAATTGGTGAGTCAAGTCATATAATGAAGACGGAAAGTTTTGATAATGTAAATTGGTTTTCTTTTCCTACATTATTTCAAAATGAAGATGGCACTTGGGTTGACATGTCTGAGCAAGCAAAGAAAGATTGGAAGCCTGTATATGAAGAAGCTAAAAGAAGAGGTGAGATTATAGATTTTGGAAAAGATAGAGAATCCGCACTAAAGTTTGGTGAAGGTTCTTGGAAACCTAAAGCACAAAATGGTAGAGAACAACCAATGCTTTCTCAATATGAAGAACCAGCATGGTATGAAAAGGCAGCTGATTATTTAGCAAGTCCTATGACTGCGCTTAGTTATATAGTACAAGGTAAAGACTTACCTGATAGATTACCTATCAATATGGAAGAAAGAAATGCATATGACATGGTAATAGATATGGTTAATCCAGTTGCTATGGCAAAGTATGCAGCACAAGCTAAAAGAGATTATGATAATGAAGAATATCTTAGTGCCGGTTTTAATTCATTAGGGGCACTACCTGTTGTACCTGCTATACTTTCTAAAGGAAAAAAGGTATTACCAAAAGCAGTTGTAAATAATATTACCCGCTATGCAGATGATGTTGTTAAAAGTGCTAAACCAAATGCAAAAAACTTTAGTGCAGTAACTGAAGTAAATCCATTAACACAAAACCAAGCTAAAAATTTAGCTAATCAGGGACGTAATACAGAAATTTTTAATGCATTTGAAGAAGGTGCTAATACTATAGATGACTTTGTTAAATCTTATACTGGTGATTTAAGTTCACCGGAAGGCTTTAAAAGGCTAATAGCACAAGAAGCTGATTATCTAAGATCTATAGGTTTTGATGAAGCTAGAATAGCTGCACAATCAGAAATAAATGCAGGTGCTAGACTCAATGAGATTATTAATATAGGTAATACTAATAGAGCCATTTCCGTAGGAGAAAAGTCAGTTGATGCAGTTATTGGTAATAACTATAATTTTAATAATGCTTCTTATACTCCTAATACACGAAATGTAGAATACTTAGATGATTTGTTTTATCAACCAGGAATGGATATTGGTGCTTTTAATTTAAATAAAACAAAAGTAGGAGCTAAAGTATTACCTGGTAACACAAATCTTGGTACAATGTTCAGTAATAATAGAGCTGTTGCAGCACATGAAATTGGAGGACACGGATTACAATCAGGTAGAAGATTACCCTTAGATCAAAGATTAAAAAAACTTGATGTAGACGCTTCAAATCTTAATCCTGCTAATGAAGATGCTTATGGTTATTTTATGAGTGGTAGTAAAGGTAAAGAACCGTCTGCTTATTTACATGAACTTAGACAAGCAATGCTTGATAATAAGTTCATTAGAAATAGATATGATTACGTATCTCCAGAGATGCTTAAAAGAGCACAAACAATATTTGATTTGAGACCTTCCGGTACTGTGAATACAATGGGTGATGCGTTTCATAGTAATACAAGGATATTAGATTTCATGAAACCTGTTGAATCTAATTTTAATTTACTATCTAGAGAGTTAAATAAATTACCAGCAATGGTTCCAATAGGTGTTGGTTTAAGTGGAGCTGCTGCATTGTCACAAGAAAGATATGGTGGATCAATTCCAAAAGCACAAAATGGTAATAGAGGTAATAATACATTAGATAAGGCAGTCATTCCTGTTTTAGAAGGAGCAGCTGAAAAGGCAGATGAATTTTCTACATGGCTAGGTAAACAAACTAAGGATTTAATGAGTCCAGATCTTGATATAGAAACTAGATTAAAAATGTTTGAACAAGTAAGACCTGTTTCTTATCCGGGGTTTGGAAGTATTGTTAATGAAGGATTTGGATTAATAGGTGATGCATTAGGTTTAACAGATCCTGAATCTCCTTCACTTGATAAAGACGGGGATCTTGATTTTTCTGAAGAGGCATGGGCACGTGCATTAAAAATTCCAACTAAGGATAAGTATATAAAACAGCAAACAGAATACAAACCAACTACGGCTAAAGATAGTGATGTTCAGTACTATAAAATATCTGATGAGATATTTGATAAAGAAGAGTTCTTATTGGATTTCCAAGACATGGCTATTGGTGAGAAAGAAACAGTAGATGGTTTATTACCATATATGAAAGAAGCTTATTTTGAGGCAACTGGACAAAGCGGTAGTATGTTTATGGATACAGATCCACTTCAAAACTTTCAGGTACAAGTTGGTTATGATAAAGAAAGAGATCAGAAGTATCTTTCTATGTATGATAAATATGATTTTGACAGCATAGCAAATGCAGGTATAAAACCATATGAATTTTATGATAGAATTTACATACCTAAAGATTCTGATAAAAAAGAAAAAACAAAAAATAAGGTAGACTCTAATATTTTATATAAGCAAGCTTTTGTTGAATCTAATCTAGATCCAAAAGCTAAAAACAATAAAGGATATATGGGTCTTGGTCAAATAGGAGATAGCCTTATAACAGATTATAAAAAAGCAAATAAGGTAGATGAAGTAGATCCTTATGACCCTGAACAAAATTATCAAGTTCAAGAGTGGTCAATGAATGAATTATACAACTCTTCATTTATCAATAAGGCAAATCAAGATGATGATGTAAGGTTAATTAAAACGCTGGCTGCATATAACTGGGGTAGAGGCAATACATTAGACTTATTAAATGAATTGAAAGAAGAGGGTGAAGATATATACAATGATGTTAAATGGGTATCTAGACTTCCACAGGAAACTCAAGATTACATTGATATGATTCTGTTTGATAAAAATACAGAAGGAAGACCTAATGTACAGGAAAACTTTTTAAAGACAACTACTGATGAAGCTTATGACTATTATAAGCAGTTATATAACTATAAAGATATAAATGAACAAGATAGTCTTCCAGTAAAACAATATGCAGGTCCTATTAGACAAGAAGAAGAACAAAGTTTTTATCTTCCTGAAATGTGGCAACAAGATAATTATGTGCAGGAAACAGCTCCTCCTTATATGGGACCTTTTAGACCGGCTGAGGAAAAGCCTAAACAAGAAGATGACAACCTGCCTTCTTATACAGTTAAGTCAGGAGATAACCTAACAAGAATAGCAGAACAGTTTGGTACTTCTGTAGATGAAATTGTAAAGTTAAATAATATTGATAATCCTAGTCAAATAGATATCAATCAAGAATTAAAATTACCTGAGTCTAAAATTAAATTTCTTGACTATGATATTAAGTCAGGAGATACATTAGGTAGAATAGCATCAAGATTTGGTGTTCCTCTTAGAAAACTTGTAGAAGCTAATAGTTCAATTAAAAATATTAATGAAATTTTTGCTGGTCAAGGTATTGTTATACCTCAATCTAACTATGATGAAGTAGAAGAAATTGAAGAAACATGGCAGGACGTTGATCTATTAGATGAAGACAGAAAGAATATTAATGATTCAGCTGATGAGGATATAATAAAGAAAGCTCAAATGGTTAATGATCCTAATGGTCATTATGTTATAGTAAATAAAAAAACAAAGAGATTAGAAGTTTGGAGAGGTGGAAAGTCAATATTAGACTTTGAAGTTCTTACAGGTGCTAATAAAGGTGATGCTTTGACTGTAACAAAGATGTGGGATTTTAACCAAGATGGTAAGATAACAGATGAAGATAAAAGAAATGGTAAATGGATTCCTAACTGGAGCGCTGGAAACAAAAACACTGGTGCAGGTAAGTATTATATAAAAGAAAGTTATCCTGACTCACCGGATAAATATGGGGGTAAGGGAGTTCCTTCATTTAATTTATTTACAGATGGTACTGACATAGATGTAGCTACTGCTATTCATGGCCCTACTTCTGGTAGAAAAGGTTTATTTAATGATGGGAATGCTGAAAACAATAGAGCAAGTAATGGTTGTATAAATGGTCAATGTACTGATTTACAAGCATTGTATGATTTAGGAATGCCTGCAGGTACAGCGGTATATGTATTACCAGAAGATGATGGTAATAATTTTCAATGGGTTGATGGACAAGCTGTATTAAAAATGTCAGAAGATAATAGAGAAAAATATACTTCTAATTATATAGACTCTACAGGTAAAGAGCAAACTCAACAAGGATCTAATTATTCAGTAAATACATTAAACTACCAACCTATACGTCCAGTGTTTGATCAACAAGCTTTTGAAGAAGAAGTATATAATGAAACGGGTACTCTAAAGTCTATTGGTGATTTTTTTACTTCAGACTCCTCAGATAAAGAAGAACAAGAAAACTCAACTAAACCATTTATAGATTCTTTAGTAGATAACAAGAAAAAAATAATGATGGAGGCAGGTATACCTAGTGATGTATATAATGATATTGCTAGAATTGCTTTTGGTATTTATGGTAATGAATCTAATTTTGGTGATACACACAGTGCTGGTGGAAACTTTACAAGAGGTGTTACAAAATTTGTAGCTGATCAAAATAGAAAAGGTGAGTTACCAATAGTTGGCTCAACTGATCTTTTACCTATAGTTACTTCTTCACCTGATGTATTTAAAAAATATGATGGTTATACAATAGATACATTAGAGGGATTAACAACTCTTTCTCCTTTATTAGCTCGTGCTGTAAAAGATAGTCAGAAGACTGATCTTCTTGTTTATGAAAAAAGTGCAAAAGAAGATTATAACAGTGTTGGTTTAACTCAACTTAGATGGGATAATATAATAAAGGAAGATAAGAATTTACCAAAGGACAAAAAACAAATAAATATATTAAAGAAGTTTGGTATAACATCTAATAAAGATTTATTAGATCCTGAAAAAGCAGCTATAGCAACTGTATTAAGATTAGCATTCTTAGCTAATAATAGAAAGGGTGTAGATAGAAATGATCTATTTAATACACTTCCTACACACTGGGGAGGATCAAGTAAGGATGGTGGTAAAACATATACAGATAACGTTAAAAAACATGCTAAGTATTTAAAGTTTCAACAAAAAGGAAAGTATATGCCAAACTACGCAGTAGGAGGAGAGAAAAAACAAATACAAATGTATAAAGATTATATAGATGGTGTCTATGATGGAACTGACAAAGAGAGTAAAGCTAAAAGTTTATATGATAAATTAAATAGAAAGCATTATAAAGATGCAAAAGAGTTAGGTAATATGTCACCACCTAACTATATTTTGACTCATCTTTATCAAGCTTAAACCCTAAAGATTAGTGAATCTCCCTAATTATTTGTATATTAATAATATAATATTATCAACGTGGATTTAAACAAAAAAAGTGTAAAACAACAAGGAGGAGCAATGATTCCTGAACAACCTGGTATGCAACAGCAACCTCAAGTTGATCCGCAAGTCATGCAGATAAGTGAAATGTTTTCTGCAGCTGTTCAAGAAGGTCAGCAACCTCAAGAAGTATTGATGGGTTTAATGCAGCAAGAAGTTGATCAAAATATTATAGGTCAGGCTCTTATGCAATTGGGTTATGAAGAAGAAGCAATTATAAGTTTGTTTGAAGATGTACAAAAACTACAACAACCACAAGAACCTAGCCCACAGCAAATTACAAATAATCCACAACAATTAGCAAGAGCAGAAGAAATACAAAAAGAAGCTCCTGGTATGGATATGAATATAACATCTATTGATCAGGCTAAATCTGGTATAGAAATTAAACCTGAAAATAAAGGTAAGTTTACTAGATGGGCTAAAGCAAGAGGTATGTCAGTATCTGAAGCTTATGGAAAAGTTATGGCTAATAAAGATAACTATCCTCCTTCAGTAGTTAAGATGGCTAACTTTGCTAAGAATGCAGCGGGCTGGCAGAAAGAAGAGGGTGGTGAATTTGAATCACACTTTATGTATAAAGGTGATAGAAAGATTAGAGCTAGGGATATGGCCACTCATCTTAGACTTAAAGAGGCTGGATACAATCATGAAGCACCTAAAGCAGCAGATGGAGTAGAGACAGGAGCAGTAATAGCATCTGAAGAAGGTACAGATAATACAAAAATGATGTCTGATTTCTTAAATGCTTCTAAAAGTGAGGACGCAGTTAAAACTAAAAATAAAGGTTTAATAAGTAATCTAGAAGATGAAGGTATACTTGAGCCAGGGCCAATGTATATTAACCCTGCTATTTTTAACAACAATGAATTCAATTTAGGGAAAGCTGCAAACGTAGCTTTAACTGCATATGAAGATATGTTTAGTGGTAAGGATAAAGATGGTGATGGTGTAAAGGATGGTAGCTTTAGAGACTGGCGTGGTAAGCATATTAATAACAAAATGCAAAAGATGGCTAATGCCACTTATGACGTTAAGTTTGATTTAAGTGATGAAAATAAAAATGCTGCTGCAACATGGTTTAAACAATTTCAAGTTGAAAATCCAGAACTAGCTCAACAGAAAGATGCATTAGGAAATATTATAAAAACAGAAGCAGATAAACTACTAGATGATATAAATGCTCCAAGTGCCGTAAAAAAAATCTCTGATGATCTGCTAGAGAAATGGCAAACAGGAACATCAGAAACAAAAGCATATATTGAATCTATATTAAAAAAGAAAGGGCAAGAGATACCATCTGAATATAAAGTAGATCCAATGTCAGCTGGCGGTAAAGACCCAGGTGCTACTAGTAAAGATCCACAAGAAGTAGATTTAGATCCTGGGTTTGATATGGAATCACTAGAGTCTATTGAAAATAATGATCCTGGGTTTGATCAGTTTATACCAAAAGACTATAAAGGTCCTTTAGATCCAGGGTTTAATAAAGGCGTTCCTGATTTTTCTAACTATCAACAAATGTTAGTTAAGTATGGAGCTGAAATACCTAATATGCAAATGGCAGGTCCAGTAGCAAATCAAAAGCTTAGTTTTAAAGAATGGGTGATGCAAGACCCTGTTACAAGAGGTGGTGCTAATGGTCAACAATTGTATGCACAATATGAAGCTGAGTTTGATAATCCTTTTAACCCAACTCCACCGGTAGCTCAAACAAATGATGTGCCTGCACAAAGATCAGCAGCGGATTTATTTACAGATATAAAGGGTCCTGAAGTTGATGCAAACTATGGTGGTGTAGGTGGATTTTTAGATAGAGCTTTAAATAGTACAGTTGCCACAGCATTTGGTGATTTATCAAACTTTGCTGTTGGTGCAGCAGATGTTGCTAATGATTATTTTGATGAAATAAATAAAAAGAAAGCACAAGAAGAATTAAGAGGTGATTTAGTTGCAGATAATATATATGGAACTAAGACAGATGCCTTTAATAAAAGAGGAACGTTTGATATTAATTCTGGTTTGATGGGTAGTGAAGGTGACGCAACAACAGGATTATATATGAGTCAAGAAGGTGGTCCAATAGCGGCAAAGGCAGGGTTAGGAAGACTCCTTAAAGAAGGTGTTGAACAATTACCTGGTGCTTTAAGAAAACTTAAAACATTTTTTGGAAGTAGTGATAAAGCTAATCCTTATGTAAGCTTTAAAGGATTTGGAGCTGATGATATACCACAGAATGGACCCAATGCATTTAATGAGTATATGAATAGTTTTGCTATGATTGATCCTGCAATACTTGCGACTATGACTGGATTACCATTTTTAGAAATGTTTAGAGGTGATAGGAAAGAAGAAGAGGAAAAAAGAAAGTTTGATAATGAACACAGAAAAAGCAGAGGAATGACATCTGACGGGGCTACTTGGAGAAATCAACAAGGAGGAGAAATAGTAAGTGTTGATTCAAAAATGTTAGCAAAACTAATTGCAGCTGGAGCTGACATAGAAAAATTATAATTATGGCAAAAATTAAAATAAACAAATTACCACAAGGTTTTAGCATCCGTAATGGAAAGGTTGTTGAAGATGCAATGTCTATGGAACATGGTGGTATGGTAACAGGTGATCAATCTAACTACGGTTTGGTTACAACTCCACAAGCATATTATGGTGATACTAATTTTAATAATTCACGTGATGAATCTGTTAGATATAGTTTATCAAGTGTACCCAGAGAAGATGCTAATTTAGAAGCAGAGGGTGGAGAAACAGTTTTAACTGATTTAAATGATGACGGTACATTTGGTCTGTATGACATACAAGGACCAAGACACGGTAGTGGAGGTGTACCAATGTTTTTGCCAGAACAATCTTTTGTTTTTTCTGACACAAGAAAACTTAAGTTTACAAAAGATGAAATGAGTGAGTTTGGAGTAGGTGGAAGTAAAAAAACACCTGCTAAAATTTCTAAGAAGTTTGGGTTACAAGAGTATTATGGTGAATTAGATTCACAGTATGCAGATAAAATATCAGCTACAAGTGCAGAGCTTATGTTGAAGAAAAACATGAATGACTTATCAAAGCTTGCTTTTGTACAAGAAGCCAAAAAGAATTTTTCTGATGGTGTACCTTTAGCATCTCATCCATATTTAGTTTCTATAGGTGAAGACCCTATTGAGTTTACAGCTAAAGTAGAAGAGATATCAAGGAAAGAAGCAGAAGCTAAAGCTTTAGCAGCATTACCTATTGAGCAACAGCAACAAATAATGATGATGCAACAAATGATGGCTCAACAAGATCAGCAAGAAGGTATGCAACAACAGATGCCTCAGCAAGGAATGCCAGCACCTATGGAAGCATTTATGCCTTCACCAGGAGAGCCAGGGTTAGCAATGGAAAATAATGCTATGATGGGATCTATGGCACAGTATGGAACTGAGCTTGGAGACTTTTTAGTTAAAGCTGGTTATGGTAAAGAATTAGAAAGCTATCAAAAGAAAGGAGAAACTGCAAGAGATTACTATGAAAGAAAAAATATTGGGTATCCTAAGAACATGAAAGATGCTACTTGGGATGGTAAAGGATGGTATCTAGAAGATGGTTCTGATCCAATACCCAAATCAGAATTAAGAAGACAAGCTCTTATTGCAATTCAAAGTGGTCAAGTGCCAGACGCATATAGACTTATGGAAGAAACTTCTGAGACAATTACTGATACAGAAACAGAAGCTGTAGCAAGTGATAAGCAAGTACAAGCTACTGACAAACAAGTAGAAACTGTTGTAGATTCTGGTGGTGCTAAAAATCCTTATGCTGCTGGAAGTGAAAAAGCTAAACAATATGATAAATTTATAGCAGATGGGTATACTCCTACTGTAGTAAAGAAGAATGGTAAAAACCAAATATCTTTTGTCAGAGGCCCTATTGATGGTAGAACTATGAAAGAGGCTACTGAAGTTCAGGTGTTTGATCAAGGTAAAATATCTGGAGCTGGTGGTTTATCTGAAACTTATACTCCTGAAATAAGAACTCAACAAGAACTAAATAATGATCCAGATGTAGGTGACGTAGCAACTTTTATAAGTGGTAAGTATTCTGGTAATCAATTACCGGATACTCAGGCTAAAAATACAGATGGTTTTGGATATGGTTCAGATATGTTCTCTAGTAAAGAATCAGAAGAAGATTTTTATTATAGAAATCAGGCTGTTATAGATTCTTTAAAAGCAGATGGTGTAGACTTCAAGTTTAATATGAAGATGGATGATCCAAACTATGATGCAAACTGGAGAGGATTCCAAAATAAATATGAAGAAAAAAGAAAAGCATACTTTGATAAGAAAGGTGTTCAGTACATTCCTTATTTCTTTACCGATGAAGTATTGGATGAAAGACTTAAAAATGATCCTGGTACTTATGATAAAAATAATGATGGTAAGTTAGATGATGAATGGAACAAAAGAAGGTTTGATGGTAAGAGAGGTGGTTATACTGTAAATGCTCCTGGGTTTGATATGGATTATCAACCTGGAGATGAGCAATTTATGGATTTACCAGATGATCCAGAAGAAAAGAAAAAAATACCACCAGGAGCTAAACCTGACCCAGAAAAAGAATGGTGGAAACAAGATGTGAATAACATACTTGCATTAAATGCTATTGATGATGAATTGTTCCTGCCTTGGGCTCCTCAACTTGAAGATCAAAAAATTGATTATGTATTAGATGATTATACAGGAAGAGTCAATGCAAATTTAGCAGCACAAAATACTATGGCCAATGCACTGGGTGCTTATGGACCTCAAGCAATTGCACGTAGTAATATTCAAGGTCAAACTTTAGATGCTAATGCTAAAGCTATAAATCAAGTTAACCAGAACAATGTTAGAACTATGAATCAAGTTGCAACAATGCAACCACAACTAGATATGAAAGTTGACATGGCTAACAATGCAACAAACAAACAATTATATGATGATACTACTGTAGCATTACAGAATGCTCAGAATTTTAAAAATTGGAAAACTGGTAAATATAATGATTTATATAATGCTGGTATAACAAACGCAGCCAATACATATAATATGAACCAGTTGTATGATTATTATAATGTTAACCCTTTAAAAGGTGGTGATGTTGAATTTGGTCCTAATGGTAAAAGATTGATGAAAGATTCTCAAGGAGATCAAACTCAAGCAAATATAGAAAAGTGGCAAAGATTACAGGAGCTTGTTGGTAAAGATGAAAAAGGTGTTCAAAGAGAAGTTACAAAAGATATGTGGGAAAGAATATATGGTCCTAACTCATCTAATACTAACACAAGAACAAATGCACAACAAGAGCTAATCAATCAAGGTGCACCTGTAGGTTATGATGCAGCAAGAGGAATGTTGGATCAATCACAAAAAGGAAAAGAAATAAAAAGACTATCAAAGTGGGCAGTGCCGTTTTACAGTGGTAAGATGGGAATGTAAACCTAAAGGGTTTATAGAAAACACTTTGTAAACTTATATAATTATATTAATTTTACATTATGGCAACATACGTTAAAGGAGCAGATACTTACTTACCAGACATTAAACCGTTTACACCGGATTATAAATTTCTGTCTGCCGTTCTACAAACTAGAACGGATAAGTATGATGCCAATTATAAAGCTACAAATGACTTATACAATAAAGTTGTTTATGCTGACTTATCAAGAGAGGATACTAAAGGGAGAAGAGATCAGTACGCTGAACAAATAGCTCCACAAATAGAACAAATATCAGGATTAGATTTATCACTAGCTTCTAATGTAGATGCAGCTAAAGGTGTGTTTGCACCATTCTATGATGATGATATTACTGTCAAAGATATGGTCTTTACTTCAAGGTTTAGAGACCAATCTCAAAGAGCACAGAACTTATTAAACTCTCCTGACCAAACAGTACAAGAAAAATATTGGGATGTTGGTGTAAGAGGTATGCAATACAAAATGGATGAATTTATTAATGCTGATCCAGATCAAGCATTAGGTATGGCTCTTCCTGATTATGTACCAAAAGCTAACTTATTTAAAATGAGTCAGCAAATGTTGGCTAACATGGATCCCCCATTAAAAATGAAGATGGATAGATTTGCCAAGCAACCAAATCCAAACTTTAATAAGAATTTACCAGAGTCACGTGAGAACAGAAAAGAAATAACTAATACTGATTGGATTATTACTGAACAAAATGGTTCTTTAGTTACTGGTGCAGCGTTACAACAAATAAGAAACACACTATTAGATAATCCATCTGTACAGAAGTCTTATCAAATGGAGGCTTATGTTTCAGGAATGGACTGGGCTACTCAAGCTGTTGAAAGTGGAGCTGCTGCATCTCTTAGTAATGGTCAAGAACTATGGGCTACAGAAACTATCAAAAGAATTGAAGAAAGAAATATAGCAGAATTAAATAATGATGTTGAAACTTTACGTAAGTTAGAAACTTCTGCAGTAACATGGTCTAATTATAAAGGTCAAAATGGTCTTGTTCCTGGTAGTGAATTAGATAAATTAAATCAAGAACAACTATCTGATATTGAAAAATATAAATTAGACATAGAAGCAAAAAAACAAATTGCTCAAGAAGTAAGTAGACCAACTCCAACAAATAAAAATCTGATTAATAAAGCATATAATTTATATATGCAAAGTAATATTATGTCAGATATGAAAGAATCTGCTCAGGCTTGGAGTGCAAGAGATTACATTTATGAAATGAATCCAAATCAGTTTGCTGTTGATGAAAAGAAGTCTATGTGGAATATGGCTGAGATCAGAGCACGTGCAGCTAATCAACTTAATCTTGCAGCATATAATGCAAATAGAAAAGATGCTAATACAATGTTGGAGAAAGGTTATAAATTTGATGACAATGGAAACCTTGTTCCATTACCTTGGGCTGAGGGTATGGGTGTCAATGGTGGTGGTGCCGCAAATGATTTATTTAGTGTATTGAGTAGTCCTGAATTTAGTATAAGTGATGATAATACAACAACATTTGCAGTGGATGAAGATGGAGAGCCAACAGCAAATTCAGATATTATTGGTGATACACAAAAAGCTTATGCTCAACATGTACAAAGTGTTGGTAAAGATGAGATAAACGCATTGTTAGGAACTGCTACACAACCTGGTATGTTACAAATAATGAATCCAAAGGGCAACACTGCAGATGAAAATCAAACATATACTATAAATATTCCTGGTAGAGGAGAAGTAAATGGATCTATTGAGGAACTAAGACGTATGTTATCTGCCACTGCAAATGCTGATGGTACAGGAGGATTAAAGTATTTAGATGGCATAACAGAACTTTATAATACTAATAAAACTAATTTTGTTAATACTAGACAACAAACAAAAGATGATATAAGAGTAACTCAGGGTGAGGATGCAGACATGTCTACTAGGTATGATGCATTATATACTAAAATGGTTGGGCCAAATGGAATTGAAACAAAGAGAAAGGCGGGTGATGTTTTTATAAGTAAGGCATATGAAGTTTATAATGAAGCCTTTGAAAATAATGATATTCTAAAAGCAACTACAACAGGATCAAATTCTAATAAAAACATAGGGGCTATGCTTGAAGCAGGTATGCCCGGCAAGTTTGATGAAAACGGTATCCCATATACAAAAGAAGAACATTATCAAGAAGCTTTAAAAAGACTTAAAGCTGGTCAATTAACTAATACTGATCAAAATTGGAAATGGGATGATGGTACATCTGATAAAGATTATTTGATGGATGAAGTTATATATACACCTTACATGGGTAGATCAGGAGAAGGCCCAATGATTGAAAAATTTAGAGAGACAAAAACCGGAAGAAAAGTGCTTGATGAAAAAGCTATTAGAGCTGAGGCAGCGCAAGTTTATGATGCTTTAACTTTAAATTTAAATGCAGCTTTAACAGATAGAATGGATGCAGGAACTAAGTCAGCATCATTTGAATCAATTAAATTTGGTATTGATGGTGGCTATGCTGATGTAACAAACAATCTTACTTTTGAATATGGATTTAATCCATTAGCTCCTGATTCAGATGCTTTTAATGAAGTAAGAAATATGGCGCTTCAGATAGGTTCATTAAAGAAATCAGGTACACCTTATGGTATTGGTATAGGTAACTTAACTAATGAAGAACAGTTAGTGCAGAAAGATCCATTAGCAATGAAGGTATTTAATCTTTTAATGAAAGATGCACAAACCTGGGTTGGTAATCCTAAGAGGTCTAACTCAGCTGCAATAGCACCTATATTTGATCTTGCATATAAATCAGTCTATGATATTGCTTCTAAAGGAGATAAAACTCATGCTGGTTTTGAAGTAAGTAATATGTCAGAGTGGTTAGCATCAAAAGTAAAAGGATCTGCAGCAGATGTTAAAAAACAGTTTGGTGCATTAACTACAGATGAGATTGCTAGATTAAAAGGAATAGGAGAAAACAATGATGGTACGGGTATATTTATAGTATTTCCACAGGCAGATGATATAAATATTAAAGCAAGAAAGAATGATTATTTTTCTTCAACAGAAATAGATATTCTTGGTGGTGAAAATAGTAGTTATGCTGAATATCAAGTTCCTAATGATAATGGTATAACACCTACAGCTACATATAGAGTTTCAAAAAATGGTACGGGTGATTATGATTTAATAACAGAAATCAATAGATATAATCCTTATCCAACAGACAAAGATCTACAAGCTAATTGGCAAGAGTATACAACATCAACAAATACTCATAAAATGGATTTTTCACAAGGCTTGCCAGGAATTGATTTACAAGTAAATCAAGTACAACAAACACTAGAGGAAATCAGAAGAAACAATCAAGCTCTTAGAAAAAAGGATCAGGCAATACAAGGTAAATAATAAATCAAAAGTAGATGGAAAACGAATCTAATAAGCCATTAGCGCAAGAGATTAAGAATCAAGAAAGACCTGCCCCAAGTATAATACCTGAAGGGCAGTTCCGCTTTGAGCCAATTGCAGAAATGTTTGACTCTCCAGAGGAAAACTTTAATGACTATCTATTAAGCAGTGATTTAGCAGCTGATGATGTTTCAGGTGTAAATGAATACAAAGCTGAAATAGATAAGTATGGCATAGGAGCTATGGCCTCATTAGGAGTAGCTGTACCTAGTTTTGCATCTGATACATATAACCCAAGATCTCAAGATCAACCTGCAGATAATGATTTTTCCCTGATTCAAAAAGCATTAACTTTAGAAAAAAAACCAATTTCAGAAACTAGAATGGCTCCTATATTTTCAGGAATGAGACAGGGTCAATTTATGAGATATTATAATCATCCTGAGTTTGATAAGTTAGGATTTTCTCCATACTCTAATATGGAGAATTACTATAATGCAAATTCTACTATCTGGGATGACATGACTAGAATGAGAGGTCAATGGACTTCTCTTGTTGGTACAGGATTAAATTCTGTATATGGATCTTTGTTTAGTGGTGGAGATTATCTTGCTCCTGATTTTGAAGCTGCAACTGAGTTTGAAGACACCATGGGTATTTCATCATCTACAAGAGGTGGTGGCCTTGCTTTCTTTAATAATTTAGCAGCTAACTCTGCATATACATTTGGTATACTAAGTTCTATTGCTATTGAAGAGATTATACTTGCTGGTGCATCAGCATTATCAGGAGGAGTTTTAGCTGCACCTGGAGCTGTAAAGACTGCTTCAAATATTGGTAAAGGTGGTAAAGCTCTTTATAGTTTTACTAAGCTATTTGATAGAACAAGAAAGATACTACAAAAAGCAAAAGAACTTGAGACAGCAAGAGATTTTTATAATGCTGCCATTACAGGTGGAAAAATGACTCTTAATACATTAGGTAAAGGCTTTACACCAAATACTCTGAAGGCATTCCAAAATATGAAGACAGCACAAAATGCTGGACAAAATATGACCAACCTAGCTAAAATGGGTACTGGCTTTGGAGGTTTCTATAGAGATCTTAGAGCAGTAAACTTAGCCATGGCTGAAAGTAAGTTGGAGTCAGGGATGGTATATAATAAAGTTATGAAGCAGGGCCTTACAGATGCTAATAATTTTAGTGGAGGTCAAGGTATTACTGATAATAGAGATGTTAGTGCTGCAGCTAATCAAGCAGCATTTAAAACTATGTTGGGTAATGCACCTCTTATATATGCTAGTAACTGGTTTGTTATTGGTAATGCAATGGGTGGTTTTCAAAGAGGTATACAAAGATCTCTTGGTGCTACGTTTCAAAAGGGGATTAATAAAAACATTGTTAATACCGCAGGTAAAAAAGTTGTAAATGCTGCAGGTGAAGTTATCAAAAGCCCATTCAAATATATAGGTGGTGGATTTAAAAATACTGTAGCAAAAGTTAAAGCAGGAGGTTTTAAAGGTATTGTTGGTAGTGGAGGTATAGCAATGCTTGATTACTTTGCTGCTAATGTTGCAGAAGGTATACAAGAGATTGGTCAAGAAGCTATCTCAGCTGCAACTGTAGGATACTATACAGAAATATTAAATAACCCGGCTCAAGGGGGAGAAGCTCTTAAGAATCAAATGATACTATCAGCAATGGGTGATCAGTTTTCATCACAAGGAGCAGGTACATTCTTATCTGGTTTCTTAATGGGTGGTTTAGTAAGTGGTCCTCAAAAATTATTCTTTCAAGGTGTTCCTTCTATATATAATTATGGTTTGCAGGAAGCTGGAATTGGTTTAGCAACTAAGTCTCAGAAAGAAGCATATACTGAGTATAAGACTAATAGAGAAACAATGATTAATAAAGTTGTTGAGTCTTATAACAAATCATGGGATTCACAAGCTATTGATCCATCTAGTTTATTTGACTTAAACAGATTGAACTTTATGGTTCAAAAAGAAGCTGCTGAGAATATGAGGAGTGCTCTTGACATATTTAATTTTGTTGACAATGCAGATAGATCAAAGTTCCAACAATATTATACAATGTTTGCAGGTAATGGTTCACAGCATTTTAAAGATCAGTTAAAAGGATTTTTAGAATTAAGTGATGTAGAATTAGCTCAGGCATTTCCTGGAGTATCTAATAAAGATAAGACGGATGGTAAGTTAAGAGGACGTATTAATGATATGCTTGTAGGTATTGATAAGATGGAACAGTCTTATAATCAAAACAAGGACAAATTTAAAAACCCATTTAACAAAAACAAGTTTAATCCTAAGACACAGCAAAGAGAATACATTAAGGAAATGCTTAATGAAGAAGCATATGAACATGTACGTTATTTATACATGTTTACAAATGATGGATTTACTAGAGCATTAGAAAGAGCAGATAGTATCTATAATAAATTACAATCTGATCCTTTGTTTGAGAAAATGTCTGCAAATGATGTAACTAATCTGCTTGATGAGAAATCAATTCAGAATGAGATAGACATGCTTAACCTTGAAGTAATTGCAACTGAAGGTGCAACTGAAGGTATTGGGGAATCTAACAAAACCAAAATAGAAAAAATCAAAAGATTAAAAGCTATTCAAAAGATCATTTCTGATCCACAAAATAGATTTAAGAATGGAACCTTTAAAAGAAACAAACTTTTAAAAGGAAAGCTTAGAAATGAGTTTAGAAACTATGTAAGATTTATGGCATCTTCTGCTGGTTCATTTGCGGATGAAGCAAAAATTGATGCTGCCTTAGAACAAATTGTTGACTACGGTGCATTAAAAGGAAGAGCACGTGTATATGATAAAGCTATTCAGTACATGCAAAATCCAGAAAAGTTTTCTGAGATTCAACAAAGACAGTATGAAGTAAACAAAGAGATATATAATCAACGTGCTAAGATAACAGAAGAAATGTTAAAGCAGTATGTAGATATAGTTGAGGCAAATGAACTAATAAATCAGTTAGGTAAGTTGGGTGTTTATCCAGCAATAGCACAAACAGAAATGTTTTTGAAGACTGGTAATGCAGCTTTCTTGACAGATTTTTATGATGATAATGGTAAAATACAACCTGAAATTCATACAGTAGTATTTGGTCAAGTCCAAAGATTGTTAACTACATATAAAGAAACTAGAGCAGACAATACTAAAGAGGATGATGCACCACAAACCGAAGAGGAAATTGCAATTGAAGAAACTGAAGAAACAAGATCTGCACTTGATGTACTTTTAGAAAAGGCAGGTATAGATATAAAAATTGATGTAAGCACTAATAGTCCTTTATTAGTTAAGGCATTGGAGAGAGCCTATAAAAATTATAGAGCTAAGCAAGCAAGATTAGGCTTACCTATTTTAGATAGTACTGATTGGATGAGTTCTGCTGAAGCAGTTAACATTAGAAATGTTGTTAATGCAATTAAAAAAGTATGGGCATCAGGAAAATCAGAGGTAGGAGTAGAAGGCACACTAGAATTTAATAATCCTCTTGGAACAGATGTAATAAAAGAAGATGTAGGATTAGAAGAGTTTTTAATGGACCCTGAAGTATTAATTAATAATCCAGTTATAACATCTATATTAAACCAATCAGGAGTTGATATGGCTGATGTAGTTGAGAGTGCAGATGTAAAGTTAGAAGAAGGTCAAGCTCTAGAAAACACACCACAAAGAAAATTCTATAAAAGCGGTGTTACTGCAGATATATATAAAATATCTGTAGTAGATAATCAGACTGGAGAAATTGTAGAGATGTACAAGTTTTTAGATAAAAAAGGCAATGAACTTTCAGATGATATTATTGAGTTTATAGATACCAACTTTAAATCTGTTCAAGGAGTTTTCTTAGCAAACCAAGGTAAAATAGCTAAGAATGCTTTAGAGGCACTAAATGCAAACCTTGTAGATTCATCAACTACTTTTGATTTTGATGGAGTAACAGGATTAACATATGGTCAAGTTATATATAAAGACGGTGTAAAATATATTGTTGTTCAAGATCCACGCTTTTCTAAAAAGTATGGTGCAAACCAAAAACTTAAAGTAATCAAAGAGTCTGATAACACAGGACCTTTTGCAGAAAGAAAGTTTTTGTATATACCGCAAGGAGAATTTAAAGGTAGATTTACTTTAGAAGAAACTACATTTAATTTAATTCCAGATACGGTAACAAAAATTCAAACTAATGATTTGACTACCCTTTACCCTCATGTTAATTATACTGAAGGTGGTTCATCATCTGATAATGCCAAAGCAAGAGAAAGATATAATGCTATTCTTAGTATGTTATCTCCAGAAGAAATAGCTGGTTTACAGTTGGTTGTATCTCTTGATTCAAGAGGAGGAACTAATACTGGATCTTACACTGCTAAAAATAGAGAAGGTGAAGTATATAAAGAAGCTAATCCATTAATAGATAGATTAGTAAGTAAGTACGTTGTTGGTATACGGATAGCTAATCCTGCATTACAAGAAACTATTAATGCAAAGTTAGCTGAGATGGGTATAGAACCATCTAATAGTCCGGAAGGAGTATTTGCTTATTTAAATAATGAATCATTTTTAATTAGAGATCAACGTACAGGCTCCCCTATAGATCCAAGATCTATGACTGCGGAACAAGCAAGCAATGTTATTCTAGCAAAAAAAGGTTTAAATAAAGAACAAAAAGCAGAAGCTCTTGAACAAGTACATAGAGCATTTGCATTGAATGCATTAGTTGTTCAAACATTTGATAATTTAAATGTGGGAGATGAGGTTGTTTACTTTATGGCAGACTCAAAAGATATACCTTTTAGTATAAACTTAAATCTTAAAGGAGGAAGAGTTGCATATGCTAAAGCAAGAGAAAGAGTATATCCTCTACCAATGGATGCGTTGTTATATGATACTGCAGATGAAGCGGGTAACTTATTTATTTTTGATTTAAAATATGATAAAGAAACGGGTAAAAGAACTTATGACTTTACTACAAATTTAAAAGGTAAAGAAAGAGATGCTTTAGAAGATGCAATTGAAACACAATTAAAAAAACAAAATCAATGGGATAGTCTATTGGATGCTGGTAAAGGCACAGATAGATATCTTGCTATGGTAAGATTGCCAAATGGAACATATGCAAAAGTAAATTTAAAACCGGTTGAATATACTAATACTGAATTAGAAGAACTATATGTAGATATAGTTGAGGCAGCTAAAAGAATAGGTGCTATTAAGGATTCAGAAAAAAGCATGGAGGAAGCTGCAAAGTATAATCAAGAATTATCAGAAAAATTATTTTTAAGTAGCAAACCTGGTAACTTGATTGAACTTAATGTGGGTCCTGATGGGTCTATCTTTATTTCTTTAGATAATAAAGGCAGTAAAACAAGCATGAACGAAGGTTTAAAGCCTGAAGAAGTTAATGCAGAAGATCTATCAGCTAAAGATGTAATTCAAACTTTACTTACAAATTATAATACTAATCCGGCTGTAGAAAAATTAAGTGCAGATTTAAAAGATAAAAACTTCAGAAAGTCTTTTGCTCAAGGTGTTGCACCTCAAGAAATATATGATAATAGTACTACAGAAGTATTACCAGAAGTAGTACAAAATCAAACAATAGAAGTTTCAGCTGAGTCAGATGCTATACAACTATCACGTGATATAGCGTACATACCTAATGCAAGTAGAAGTGATGAGATAGAGTTGGAATCAGCAATGGGTAGAGATAGACCTACAGCTGAAGAAGCTGATGAGTCTGTATCTGATATGGAAGATGCTGAATTTGAAGAAATGGTTGGCAGAGTTGATAGTAATAACTTTGGAGACTATCAAAAAAATCTTGATCATATTGTAAATGCAATACTGAGAGGTGTTGAGCTAAGTCCACGTGAACAAGAGTTAATGAAAAATGATGTCTTCCGTCAATCAGTTACTTATGCTGTTGCAGTTCAAGGAGGACCTGGTGCATTGGCTATTGAAAAGCCTACAGGAAAAACAAAACTTGAAACTATTAAAGATGAACTAATAGCTCTAAAAGAAAAGTTAGAAGAAGGTCTAACTACTAAAAAAGATAAAGTAAAAGCTATTAGAGGAAGTAAAGAGTATCAAGATCTATTAGCTAAAAGAAAAAAATTAGAGCGTGGTGCTAACAAATTAGTACAAGCTACATCAGAGACTGAACGTGTAGAAGACTATAATGAATTTTTAGATTGGGCAAGTGAAAACCTGCCGGATATTATTGGTGTAGAGGATTTAATAGTTCTTGCTGATAATGGTGTTTCTAACGGATATGAAAGAGTAGGTGCATTTGTTTTGAATTTAGATAGGATAGCTAATGGTGTAGATGTAAGAGGTATTATATATACAAGTCCACTTAGCCCATACAAGTATCATGAAGCGTTTCACAGTATTTTTAGAACTGTTCTTACCCAAGAACAAATTAATAAATATAGAAGCATTGCAAAAGCAGAAGTAAAAGCAAAGTACGGATCTAAATATAAGAGTGAATTACAAAGATTTAGAAATTCAGCTGAGCAATATCAGGAAATGACTGATGTTGAATTAGAAAATGAATTTGCTGAAGAATATTTAGCGGATGAGTTTGAGGCATTTAAAAAGAACCCAAGATCTTCTAAAACTAATACTGAGATAAAATCATTCTTTACTAAGTTAATAGAATGGATTAAAGGTGTTTTCTCTAAGTACTCTTCTGTAGAGTTACTTACATTATATGAAAACATAGATGCTGGTAAATTTAAAAATGCACCTGTACAACTTAATGAATTTACTCAATTAGAAGACTCATTAGGTGGGTCATTAAGTATTGCTAATGCATTAGTGAGATATGATACAGCTTCTAAAGTAGTTGATGCAGGTGAGCCATCAGGTGAATTATATGTTGACTCAGATGTAATAGACCCTTTGATTAGATCAATGGCGGGTATGTTTATAACAAGAGTAAATGAACTTTCATTAACTGAAAAGTCATATAACCCTACTGAAATATATAATGAACTAGAAGCAGACTTTATGACAATGCTTGATCCGGAAGGAGAAGCTAATAAAGGATTTTCTGGTGCCAAAAAACTATATCTTGAACAGATAGATATGGCATTTATAAATTACCCAGAAGATATTAAAAAAGAAGTTTTTGGTTTGGTTAATGTTATTTCTGATATGGATCAGGCTAATCAATTAAAAATAGAAAACGTTGAGGAAACATCAGGTGTAAGAAGTACAAGTGATTTTAATAAAGACGCAGCTGAGATAGGTGGTTTTAATTCTTTGTCATATAAAGTTAGATCTTATATAGCAACTACAACTATGGTTGACACTGACTTTTTTGGAAAGACAGAGTTAACGGAGGGAGAACCTTTAATAGTACCGGTTAAGTTTCTAGAGGCATACACTTCTATATTAAAATCAGTTTCAAATGAAAGTGATCCTGTGGTTATGCTTAAAAGAATGTATTCATATTCTAGATTAAACCCACAAGGTAAAGCAGTTGTAGATAAATTATTTAATGATACTGGTTTAACAATAGAAGCATTAACTTCTACTGAACCTTTCAGAGATGTTAAAGATGGTTCTTTACTGATATCAATATTAAAAGGGTTTGAAAACTATAAGGTTGATTATATATTTAATGAGAGAGATTCAAATGGAAACTTATTAATATATACTGCCTCTGAGCGTGATGATATTAATGCTCAACTAGATGAATGGGCCCAAGCATACATAACAAAAAAGAAACTTGCTACAGCTAATCCAAACAGAGTAAAAGACTTTCTAAGATTAACAAAGGATATGAAGGAAGTTATGACATCATATCCAGAAGATACATCTATGGTATATCAAATGTCAAGAGAATTTTCTCAAAAGATGTTTGAACTAATAGGTATTAGATTAAGTCCTAATTATATTGCTTATAGTATTGCTAAAAGTAAAACTGAAGAAGATCTAAAAAATAGCCCTGAGTTAAAAGCATTAGCTGATGGATATACAGAGGATGGCATTACAAACAGTTTGCTAGATCAACTATATGATGGGTTGGATAAAAAAGCTGATCTATTCTCTACTAAAGAAGATGGTATGGCATCAAGACTTACTAAATTAAGTCTTTCCAATGCTGCATTTGATGAATCTATTGGTTCATCTACATTTATAAATCCAAATGGTGATATAGTATATGCACATCAATTGCCTACATATCATTTAAAGAGTGTTGCCGCATTAAATAACAAATCAAAAATTGATGAGTTAAGCAATGATGAGTTTTTATCAAATAATTATTTGCTTAAAAATGAAGCTTTTTTAAATCTATCTAATACAAATAGACTTAAGGTAATAAGAGTTGCTGGTAGTAAAATTAAAGAGCAGATTTCTAATAGTGCAGCTGATCAAGCAAGTGAAGATATATTAAATGAATCTGTATCAAAGAATAAATCAACTCAAAGCTTTGGGGAATTTACCCCACAAGAGTTTGCAATAGCCCTAATAAATAATTATGTATCAAACTTTAACAGAAGAACAGGTAAGGTTGAAACTGTAATTGGTCAGGGAGCACAAGAAATTGCTATGGCTCCAGTATTTTTAAGAGTAATGGAAGCAGCAAATACAGGAGACCTTGTTTCTTTACCTGTAATAAAAGCAGTGACAAACGTTAATGGTAATGTTGTTCTTACGCCTCAAGCTATAAATGTATTTATAGATAGTATAGAAGCAGAGTTTGATAGAATAAGCAGAGAAACATTAGCATTTGAAACTGAGCCAGGTAATATTGAAGGGTTTAATAATGAAAAAAGTGATAGGGCTGATAAAGGAAGAGCTTTTAAATTTACTAATAACGGTCTTCTACTTTCTGAAACAACTAAGCAAGCATTGCTAAAAGTAGTTTTAGACAAAGCTAAACTGGGTGAAACTGTTTCATTTAAAGAAGCTGTTTCATTGGCTGTTGGAGTAACTAACTCATCTATCAGGTCTGAAGTTAACAATAGCTTAGAAGATAGTTTTAAAGACTTTAATGATGTAATCACATCTTTAAAAGCAAAAGATAATTTATCTACTCAAGTATTGCAAGGGTTGACTATTGCATCAGGTGTTTCAAGAACTGCTGTTGAATTATCACAACTTAAACTAAACCTTACAAATGACGCTGCATACAACTTAAAGCAAATATTTTTTAATAACTACATCAACTCTAAGTCAATAAATGATTTATTACTTGGTGATCAAGCTGTTTCTTTAAAAGATATGGTTGATAAAGTTAAAAGAGCCAAGCTACAAAATGCAGCATACTATAGTGCATATAGCCAAGTCACTGATCCAAGTAAAGGAATAACACATGCCAGTACTAACTTTGATTTATATCCATTCCAGGATCCAACAGCAAAGTCTGATTTTACAGGAAATGATATTGAATTAGCTGATGCACAAGTTTATATTACTTCTAAAGGTATACGCTATTCAACATTTGCATTTGGAAGGTTAAGTCCTGCAATGGCAAGTATGTTGAATGATATTGATATGGGTCAAACCATTAATGCAGACAGAGCATGGGGATCTCAAAATGACTCAATTAATTTAGCAAAAAAACAAGACTTTATAAACTCTAAGAAGTTTGTATACATGGATGGTAAGACAGCTTTAAAAATGTCTGTTACTGTATTAACTAAAGAGTATACATCTAATAGAAATAAAGAAACCGGTATATGGGAAGCCAAACCTAATATGCAGCAGCTTCATTATTTGCGTGAACAAATGGAAGCTAATGAAGAAGCAAATCAAAACTTTGCTATGGCGGCACCAGTTTCAGCAATAAAAATGTTGAAGCAAGGTATAAACCCACTTCAGTCAGGTGTATTTGATACAACACAAAATTTAACATCTATAAATTTAGATACTTCATATCTAGGTCTTCAGGTTGTTAACCCATCTAATAAGCTTATAGTAACTGATATGAATCAGATCAAAGAGCTTATAACCGGTGAACAAGATGGTTCTACAGAGATATTTATAGAAGGAAGCCCTGAACTTAAAACAGTTGGTGATGTCAGAGACGCATACAATAATGCAGTTGGACAAAGGGTAATCCTAAAGTATAAGAATAAAAGGAACTTAATATTTAGTTTTGACACAGCTCTTGATGAGTTTGAAATATCTAAACAAAAAGGTGCCATAACGCCTAACCTTGCTGCATTTTTATTAGAAGCACAAAAAGGATTGATGGCATCAGGAGCAGCATCAAACTTACTTGAATTTTTTGCTGTTGAAGATGGAGTTCAAAAGTATAATTTAAATAGTCCAATTACTGCTAAGAAGTTTGAACAAATGTTCTTGACATACTTCAGTAAAGGTACAATAAGAGAAAAGGTGCCTGGAACATCAGTTGCTTTATTATCTTCATTTGGTCATAAAATTTATAGACGTGTCTATGAAATGGAAAATGGTATGCCAAGTAGGTCTGAAGTAGTAAGAGAAAGTTCTTATTCTGGAGAAAGCCTAGAAGATATAAATAACCTTGTTGATGGTAAGCATGACGGAGTTCTTGTTCTAGATGTACTTAGAACTGGGGTGATGGAATATAAAAACAATGATGTTAAAAATGGTGAGCCAACAGGAGTAAGATATAGTGAAACTATTATGCCTCCTATGTCTAGAGATGTAATGGAACTCATTCAAGAAAATAAGGATGCTCTTATACCAGATGTGATAGCCAAAATGTTTGGAGTACGTATACCTACACAAGATAAACACTCTGCTGTAAATATTAGAGTTGTTGATTTTATGCCTGTGTATTATGGTTCTACAGCTATATTCCCTAAAGAACTTGTAGAAATATCAGGAGCAGATTTTGATATTGATAAGGTTTATGCATTAATGAAAGAATACTACTTAGATAGTAATAAAAACTTTAAAGCTTACGGAGACGGGAATAGTTATTTTGAGTATGTGAAATACATGAACTTAAAATCATCTGAACCAAATAACATATTTAGTACAGCATCTTCATTATATAAAGATAAAACACTTGCTATAAGAAGAGATAACGCTTTAAGTGATGCAGAACAGACTAGGGTCACTGATGATCAAGGTGTAAACAAGATTAGTGAAGAAGCTCTTAGAGCAATGTTGATATTGGGTTTACCTGTTACTCAGGCACAATTTAAATCATACATTAAAAAACACGGGTCACCAAATGAAGCAGTATTAAACAATAATATTTTAGACTATAGATATACTCTAGCTGGTAATACTGGTGTAACTGGTAAATCATTAAAGTCTATTGATCAAGATAACGGAGAACGTAAGTCAGATTTACCTATAGCTTATCAAGCAGCTGACTTAAAAATGCTAGAAGAATTATTTAATGAGCTTTCTAATCTTGAGGGAGTAGAATTATTTGCAAGTAGAAAGGATTCTGATGTAGATATTGACACACTTCATGGTATGATAAAAGCTTTTGAAGCAAATAAAGGTGCTGCAATTGGCGCTATTGTTAAGCCTAATTTAGCATTGAGTTTACTACGTGAGTATAATATTAAATTAGATAGGCCTATTAAATTTAATGGTAATACATATGATGGCTTTACTAAGGACAAAATAAACGGAGATAGAATACAAGATATTATTTCTACTCTAGTTACAATGGAGACTGATAATGCAAAAGAACGTTTAATAGCAAAATTTGGTCTTAATATAAAAGCTGTTGGGCTTGTTGGTAATATGGTATCTTTAGGGGTGCCTTTAAGAACGGCAATTCTTTTAATAAATTCAGCTGAAGTAAGAGATCTTTATGATCAAGCATTAAACAAAGATGATCAATTTGATGCTGGCTTTAATAAATTATTAGCAAACCGTATAAACTCAGTAGCTGCATTAGCTCAACAACAAAAAGAAAAAACTGGTAATAAACCTCCATTTGTAAAACTAACTGATGAATTTTTAGAATCAGCAGTAGACAGCACAGAAGATTTAACACCTAATGAAAGACTGCAAATATTATTTTTACTTGATAGATTTAATAAGGTTGCAGATTTTACAGTTAAGATAAATAAAATAACAAGTCTTACACAAGGTTTACCAAGCTCTATACCAGAGATGAAAGATGATATTGAAACCATCACTTCTTTGTTTGATAAAGATGCGCCTATGGATGTTAGACCTATATATGGAAAGAGTAGTAAGACTTGGCAAAGTAAATACTTGCAGATATTTGGTCAAATACATAATGATCTTTTACCTAACACTATTCTAACTATGAGTCAAGACTTCAATGATATTTTGAAGCCTACTTATAAAGAAATGAATACTGACTCTAAAGGGTTTGATAACAAAACAAAAAACGGTGTTGAACAAGACTTGTTATCTTACTTAACAATAAAGTCATATCAACATCTTCTTAATAATAGTTCTGGTAATTCTTCTGTAGAGAATACTTTACTCTATCCAAATGTTGTAGGTGTCACAAACTTATCATTGATAAAAACAATTGAGGACCTGCAATTTAAAAGAGCCAAAGAAGGTGCAGAGCCTAATTATTTCTTAGATAATTTTATAGGTACACAGTATGCTGGGGCTGATGGTAATAATACAGGATTAAATATTGTAAAGGCAGATACATGGAGAAGATTAAATAAAGCTAATAAAATTGATTTGCAAACATCATTTGCAAAACTATATGGTTCACTTGACACAAGGGCAGTAGCAGAAGATATTCTACACTACATGATGGTTAAAGATGGATTGCAACTTAAGTACGGAAGTCTTATGAGTGCAATGAGTCCTTTTATCATGAATAAATATCTTAAGAATGTTGGTGCTGTAGAGAGTGCACTTAAAGGACAAGTAGAATTTGAAAGTGTCTTTGGTATATCTAAGGAAGATGTAATGAAAGAATTTAAATATGGATACTTACAATCTAATATTGTTGGTCCATTGCTCTTCACGTATGAAGCTAGTAATTTAGATGATGGTGTTAAATTTGATCCTATTTCTACACCTAATACACTTACTATTACAACTGAAAGTTTTGATCATGTGAATGCAAAAGAATTTGTAAGAGTCAAAACAGAAATACAAGGTAAAGATACTTATAAATTGTTTAGACTGCTTGCAAAAGATGACGCTAGCTCTAAAGTTACTGAATACTCTCAGGTTTCATCAATGGGATCTAACCAGCAGTTTGGTGGTGGTTTTGTAGGAGGACCAAGATTAACTTATGAGCAAGCAAGAAAAGTTGGAAGAGGGACTACACAAAATAGTTTACCTCAAGATAGAGCTGCACAACAAGAACAACCAACACAACAAACTAGTGAGGTTGAAGCTGAGATTAAAAGATTAGAGGCAGAAAGAGATAAGGAGTTATTGGCTAATAATAAGTTAAAATTTCAGGATTTAAAAACAAAGGTTTCTAATAAATTTGGCACATTACAAAATTCTAAAGCAGAACTATTAGAAAAGTATAAAGGAAATGAGGTTATTGAGTTTATGATCAACAATCTTTATGATGTAAATCCAGGAAGTAATGCGTATGTAGATTTAGATGAATGGAGCCCTTCTGAAATATCAAAACTTAACTTAAAAAGTAATAAGTTAGAAGAAGCAGTTATTTTTAACTTTCCTGAGCTAACAAAAAAAGAAATTACTAATATTTTATCTTCTGTTAGTGAAAGTATCTTTCTAGAACATAAGGGGGCTTTATTATCTGAATCAGAAGGTCTTTCTGGACTTCCTGATAATTTATCAGAATTAAATGCTGAAAAGATTATTACTAAATACGAGAAACTAATAGCTAAAGCTAAACAACAACAAACTAGTGAGGTTGAATATCCTGTTGACACCAATCAAGGTGCCATACAAGACGTTAATGAAGTACTGAACTCTGAGTCAGCAATAGTAAATCAAACTACAGACTCTGTAACAGTTAAAGCGGATGTAGATGCAGCAGAAACAAATATAGCTGACATGGCACAAATAATGGCTGAGTTGTCTAAGAACTCAGATAGTCTTATATTTGATGAGACAGGAAATGCTATCATAGAAGATACAGATATGAGCATACCAGAAGCAACAGAGGCACAACAACAAGAGCAAGAGAAACTAGAACTTGATCTTTTTTCTTCAGAAGAAATTTCAGAAGCTTCAAGTTTAGTAGAATGGTGGGATGCAAATGTAGAAGGTAATAGTGCTGCTTTAGAAAAGCTTTCTGGAGAAAATATAAAAACACTTGATGATGCAATAGCTTTATATGGTGATTTATTTTCACAAACAGAACAAGGAGAACAAGATATAATTGAAAGACTTAAATGTCTCATATAATTAAAGAATAATCAAATGGCTAAATGTTACAATAGAAATGATCCGGGATACCAAGCATTAAAGGATGAATATGGTTCTGATATCAAAACGTCTAAAGTTATTAATGACTGGCAACGTGTTAATGATTCTGATGTGTTTCCTAGTGTTGTCCAAGCTCAGACAATGGTTAAGGATCAAAACATTGCATTTTCACTAAAGACTAAAGCTTTTGGTGAAAGTGTTCTTGACAATTTAAGAAGAGAAAGAATAGGAAGTAATTTAGCTGGTCAGTTTTTAATTAATAATTCTAATCCTAATACTCAATCATATGATGAAGCCTTTTTAGAAAGTAATCTAAAAAGATTTTACAGATATTTAGACATTAATAATATACCAAGAGAATCCTTCTCTGTAACAAGAACACCGAAGAGTTATAGAATAGAAGCTAATAATGATATATTTTCAGCTAGAGATATACTAGAAAAATCAAGGTCTTGGGATACTAACAGATCCAGAGCTGTGGTCATGCATCTTAAGAGAATGTTTCCGCAGGTACAAGTTAAAATGTTGTCTGTTGCTCAAGCTAAAGTAATGTATGAATCATTACCAAAAACTAAAACTAACAATGTTGCTTTCAATGAAATAAATTCTTTTTATATGGATGGTGTAGCTTATCTAATAAAAGGTAGAGTTACAGATGAAATAGCCATTGAAGAAATGTTGCATCCTTTTATAGATGCAATAAAGATGGATAATGAAGAACTGTTTAATTCACTACTTGATGAAGCAGTTAAGAATTTTCCTGAGTTAACCGCACAAATTGAAGATGCTTACAACAGCAGTACAAGAAATTTCAGTGATACTGAAAGAGATCTTGAAATTGTAACGCAAGCATTATCAAGACACTTCAAAAAAGAATATGAAACTACACCAACAAAAAACTTCTTAGCAAAAGTTAAAGAGGTTATTGAATGGTTTAAAGGTGTAATAGAAAACTTAAACAAATACATTACTGGAAGAGAACTTCCGGTATCAGCTATTAAGCCAGGTACAACACTTAGTGATGTAGCTAAATTACTTAATACAGAAGGCATACAGTTTAAATTAGAAAAAAGAGTGGATGGTAAACTTAGATATAGTTTATCTCCAGCTAAATTAATACAAGTTAAAGATGCATTAGAAAGAGCTAATGATACACAGAAGCCTATTATAATGCAGCTGTTTAATGTAGCACTGGCTGAGAACTCAGGTATGATTGACTCTCTCTCAGCATCAGTAAAGGATGCAGCTGAAGGAGATTCTATTGTTACACTTAATAAAGAAGATCATACATATATAAACTCTAATGATTCTGAAAAAGTATATACATCAGTAACTACAGCAATAAAAGGAAAGCTTTCAAAGGATAAACAAATTGCCCATCAAATAAATTTAGACATTGGTAATGAAGTAGATACATTATTAGATGGTGTTATTGCAAATCTTTCTTTTGAAGATTCATATGCTGCATTAGAAACAAATAATATATCTAAAGAGGCAGCCAAAGACACATATGATACTTTAGGTAGTATTATGGATAGTCTAAAAATGAAAGGAGCAATTGTTTTATCTCAAGTTGTTTTGTTTGATGAAGCATCTAAGATGGCAGGTACAGCAGATGTATTTATTATAGATCAACATGGTAGAGTTAATATCATGGATCTTAAGACTACAAAGAATGAACTAAGCAAAGAGGTTCCACTTAATGATAAAAAAGGAAAACGTTTAGGAAATCAGTATAAAGAGAGATTCTATGCTTTAGAAAATGATAGTGTTTTAAAACAGCAAGGGTTATCTACTGAACTTTCTACAGAACAACAGCATAATTTACAGGTAAATGTTTATAGAAGAATGGCAGAAAACATGGGGTACGAAGTATCTTATGATGAATGGGCAACATCTACAATACATTTTAAAGTAGGTATAGAAGGCACGGGAGTTGATCAAGTATTTGATGGTTCAATAAACTTTGATAGATGGGTTCCTCATCCAATAAGTCAGAACCTTAATTTAGTTGATGCACTTGTACCAGAAGCAATAACTTCTTATCAAAAAAGTAAGTTAGAACAAGAACAGGAAGGATCATATAATAAAATATGGAATGGTAAAGACCAAGTAGATGAAACTACTGAAGCAGATAAAAAGGCAGCAGAAAATTATGATGAATATAATGCAGCCGCAGGTTTATTAGATACATATCAAAAAGCTCTTATTGAAAAAAGAGATATGATTCCTTTGTTGAAGTCCAATATATATATGGAATCAACAAGAGAGAATGAGATTGATCAAATATCTAAAACAATAGCATATATAAATTTAGCTATGGCTGGAGGTGTGAAAGGTCAATCCACAGCTTTATCTGAAGTATTATTAGATGCATTAGCACAAGTAAAAGATTTTAGAAATTACATTGATGATCCTAAAAATATAAACTCCCCAGAGTATGTTTCTTATGTATTGAACTTTGATAAGTACATGAAGACATTTGAAGGTTTATTTATACTTAATGATTTAAAAGGGTTAAACAAATCTCAAAAGAATCTAATCTTAGCATTACAACAACAATTTAATTTACTTAGTGGTGCTGGTACTGACACAGGAGGAATAGTAGGTACTGCATTAAAAGACTATGTAAAAGAAATGGTTAGGTTAAAATCAAGTAATGATTTTGGAGGAAAAAATAGTTTGTTTACTGAAAAAGATCTAGAGCTTTTAATGGAAAAAGCTGCAGATATAAGTGATACAGAATATCAAACGAAGGATATGGCTACTTCTCCTGATATCTTGTTGGCAACAATGGATAAGATAAGAAAAGCACAAAATCAAAAATTACTTGATTTGGTTGCTCAAAGGGAAACAGTTATTAGAGCGGCAGGTCAAAAGCTTGCTAAACTATCACCTGAACTAAAACTTGATAAGCTTTATGATTTCATGTTGGAGTTTGATGCAGACGGTACATTTAACGGTAGATATGTAACAAAAGTAGGTGAGCAATACTGGGCTATACAAAACTCTCTTAGGAGTGAATTATATGACAATGAAGGTACACCTTATCAGTATAGACCTGTATATGATTTAGAAAAAGCAAGTGCAGAGGATATAGAATATAATAAAGATTTAGCTGCCAAGAAAAAAGCATATGGAGACTTCTATATGGCTGAGGGAAAAAGAGATGATGGATCATTGCGTCCTTCAGGGCAATATCATAAATATACACAAAAGTTTATAGATATAAGAAACCAATATGAAGTATGGAGACCAGGTGCTGAAAGTAATACTAGAGGAAGCTGGGAAAAGAAAAAGAATGTTTCAGATGGAGAGTATGCTGCTTATGTTGCAAGATACTATGAGCCAATAGAATATACTAGAGCAGTAAGAGTAAAAGGTGTAGCAACAGGACAGATTATAGAAGACCGTCAAGATATGATGGTTCCAAAAGTAGAGTTTAGAGAAATACTTCTTACTACACTTGACGGACGTAATATGGCAAATCCAAAGTATGATGCTATAATGTCTGGTACTGATGCCAAGTCTGTTGCTCAAAGAGAGTTCTATAACTTATACGTAGATATGTATGAGAAAGACTTATTAAAGAAAATTCCAATTGGTCAAGCATCAAACATGCTTGGAAGAGTACCATTAGTACAGAATAAATTAATGTCTGAAGTAAAAGACAATGGAACATTGTTTACTAAGTTGTACGCTAGTATGTCAGAGAGTAAAGCATGGAATATGTTTCAACAAACTTCTACTCAAAAAAATGTTATACTAGATAATGAAGGTTATATCATTGATCAGATGCCTATCTACTATACAGGTAGACCTAAGCTTGATACTGATATGGCTGATTTGCAAAAAGAGATTGATCTCTTGCAATCAAAGTATAAAAAGAATGAAATCCAAGATCAGAGATACAAGAAGGAAATAGCTGTATTAAATGGTAAAATGGTAAGGTTAAGAGCTACACCAAGTAGAGGTCAAGTTAGTACAGATATGGCATCTAGTTTACTTATGTTTAGTGCCATGGCTCAAAACTATGAAACAATGGGTGCTGTAGATGACACGCTAAAAGCTTTTGTAAAAGTAATAGAGCAGAGAACTTATACTCCAGCTCCAGGCATGAGATTAAATTTAACAGCAAAAATAAAAGATAAGGTTGTTGAAAATCTAGGGACTAAAGCAAATACAAGCACACAAGAAAAAAATGTAGTACGTAGAGCTAAGAAGTTTATGTCTATGATTCATTATGATAATGAAAACATTACAAAAGGTACTGTAGATAAAATTGCCAATGGTTTAATTCAACTGTCATCTTTATCATATGTAGCATTTAACCCGTTTGGTAATTTTAATAACTACTTAATTGGTAGAATAAATAATAATATTGAGTCTATTGGTGGGAGATTTTATAGTCAGAAATCATTTAAAAGAGCAACTTGGGAATTTAATAAAAGAGCTATCCCAGGATTAGTTCAAAGAACGGCACATGGTGGTGCAGAAGATTTACTTGACGTAGTAACATTAGGGATTATACCAGGTTTAGCTAAAGCAGACTATAATAAAAAAATGCCTAATAGTAAGTATGAGGCATTTGTTGACATGTTTAGAATGATGGATAGTATGTCTGACATACGTGAACAAAGTAGAGCTACTGATGACGGTAAGAGTTGGTTTGACAGAGCAACTGAATGGGGTTATATAATGCAAGATGCTGCGGAATACAATTCCCAAACTAAAGTGGGTATGGCCATACTTATGGATACCATGCTTAAGAATAGTAAAACAGGAGAACAATTATCATTTTATGATGCATTTGAATATGATGCAACAACAAATGGTAATAAAATTAAAGACGGTTTTGACACAGTAATTAAAAGAAATGGTCAAGAATTAGCTTATACTGATGACGTTAGATATGAAATTAGAAATGAGATAAGAGAAGTCAATAAACAAATTCACGGTAACTACGCTAAGGAAGATAGAATTGTAATGCAGTCTCATACATTAGGCGCTTTAGCTATTCAATTTAAAAAGTGGTTAGCACCAGCACTTAGAGCAAGATACCAGAGAGAGTACTTTGATCAAAATTTAGGATGGATGGAAGGTAGATATAGATCTGCTCTATCATTCTTAAATTTTGCAAGAAAAGAATTGGCTCAAGGTAAAATGAACTTTAGAACAATGGGTAAAGAATATCTTGATCAACAAGTTCAAGAATACACAACCCAAAAGTTTGGTGAGCAAGGTGCTAGAGACTATGGTCAAGGTGGTAATATAGATCAAAGGGCTAAGAATAGATTGTTTGGCTTCTATAGAAGTATGGGTGATTTAGGTATCATGTTTAGTGTCATGTTTATTTCTTTACTATTTGATGATATACTATCCGGAGATGATGATGACAGTGATACTGAAAAGAGATTTAAGAATTTAACAAGGTATCAAGCAGATAGAGTTTATAAAGAGCTTGTATTATTCATGCCGTCTTTTGCAGGATTTGAGCAAGTTGAACAAATGTTTAACTCTCCAATTGCTGCATCAAGATCAGTTAGTGAAATGTCTGAGTTTTTTGAGATGTTGTTTATTGGAGGTTTCAAACATTCAATGGCAAAAGTAACTGGAAATGAAGAAGCTTTTTATGCTAATTCAAATTATGTATATCAAAGAGGTAATAGAAAAGGAGAATTAAAATTATATAAAAACTTTAAAGATGTGTTTCCAATAGTATATTCTATTCAAAAATGGGATTCTTATCTTAAGAATTCTGATTTCTATATTAAATAAAATATTGGGTTTCCCTTGTTAAATCAAGGAATTTGTATGGTATATACACCAAAAAAGTGTATATTATTATATAGGATACAAAGACATCTGAGAATAACTATGAAAAATATATTGGCAGTATTAGCAGTGATAATCCTAATGTTCTCATCTTGTGGTACATATAACTTATCTACAAGCTATAAAATTAAAAGTATCTTGACAATAACAGAAAAAGGTGATACTCTTGCTGTTCCTGTTAGAGACTTTAAATTTAGAATATTACGTCAGGAAGATCCATTTAGGTATCAATATAGACAAGATTGGCAATATAGAAATTGGAGTAATTACCATATTCCTCATATTAATGTGAGAGAAACATATACTCCTCCTGTAATGCACACGAGACCCATATCAATACCAATAATTAAACCTGTTAGGCCTTCAGTTAAACCTATCAGAATTGCTACTCCAGTTGGAATATCAAAAGAAAATAAAATTAATAATGACAACTAAACTCTTATTAGTGAGCATAACAGCATTTTGTACGTACTTATGTACGTACTTTTTTGATTTATCAATGGAAAACATGGAACAGTACCTGGCGGTTTGTTCAGTATTATGGTTAGATGGCGTTTTTGGAGTGTGGGCGGGCTGTAAAAGAGAGGGGTTTAAAACATATAAAGCCTTAAGAATAACAAAGAACACCTTTACATGGCTGGCAATTCTAACAGTCATACTTATGATAGAAAAAGGTTTTGATGGAACAGGCTGGCTATCAGAAGTAATTGTAGTTCCCTTTATGGTACTTCAAATTATAAGTGCCTTAAAGAATGCGTCAATGGCAGGTTTGATAAAAACAGATGAGCTTAACAAAATTCTAGATAGGATTGATAATCATAAAGGATTAAGAAAATAAAAAGGGGCCAAATAATATGACCCCTCTTTTATAAAGCTTATCCTTCACAGGATGAACATTCTAAAATATTACGTGCAAAATCCTGAGCACTACTCTTACTAAATTGATAGTATAAAGTTTTAACTCCTTCCTCCCAAGCATACATATACAGTTTATTTATATCTTTAGCTGAGACAGATGGATCAATCATTAAGTTTAATGACTGAGACTGGTCAATATACTTTTGTCTTTGAGCCGCTTGTAATACAATCTCTTTAGGAGATATCTCAACAAAAGACTTAAACACTTCTTTATTAGGAAAGTTTAAGTGTTGTACACTTCCATCTTTTTTAAGTATAGATTCCCAAGTCTTAGGATTATTTAAACCATGCTTTTCCAATTGAGCTTCTAAGAAAGGATTCTTATATACTGTTTTAGACTTAGCAAGATCTTTAATAAAGTAGTTAGACTTAATAGGCTCAATACCCATGCTCACAGCTCCATGAATAAACGAACTTGATTTAGTAGGTGCAATGGCAATTAAAGTTGTGTTAGCATAACCATCCCTAATAGAATTGTATCCGTGTTCTATATGTAACTTTCTTGATGCTATTTCACTTCTGTCTTTAAGAGTTCTAAATATTTCACTGTTTAAACCTTTAGCTTGTAGTGAGTCAAACTCAATAAGCTTAGATTGAAATAATGAATGGTAACCCATAACACCTAGACCAACAGCTCTGTGATTTTTTGCAAAATTATAAGCTCTCTTCATACCAGGCATTGTTTCTGCCTTAATAATAAACTCATCCATTACTGCATTAAGAAAATACACATATGTTTCTACAGCATCTGTTTCTTTGATCTCATCCCAGTGTAACAGGTTAATGGATCCTAAGCAACACACAAAGGAGTTATAACTATCTGTAGGTAATTGTATCTCAGAGCATAAATTTGATGCAGTGATCTCAAGACCTAATTCTTTATAAGGAGAATTGTTATTAGAGTTATCTTTAAACATTATGTATGGGAAACCAATCTCACTTCTGTTTTGAATAATCTTGGCCCAAACTTTACGTTTGCTTTTGTCCCCTGCTTTCATCTCTTCCATCCAGGCATCACCAACTGTGACACCATATTGAAGATTCTGAATAGGGTTACCGTCTGTTCCAATATCTAAGAACTCTAGAATGTCAGCATGCTCTACAGGTAAGTACACTGCACATGCTCCACGTCTTGCTTCAGATTGCTTACATACATCTACTACAGTGTCATATATCTTAGCATAGTGCACTGGTCCATCTGCAAATCCTCCTGTAGAAATAGGAGCACCTCTTTCTCTAATGTTTCCTAAGTAAGCTGAAGTTCCACCTCCATACTTAGACATCATTCCAATTTCACGGCCAGCATTTAATATACTGTCCAAGTTGTCATCTACGTTAGATCCGTAACAACTGATAGGTAATCCTTTTGCTTTACCAAAGTTAATCCACACTGGAGTTGACAAAGAGTAATACCCTTTAGCCATGTAGTGTTCAAACTTTTCTGCAAATCCTTTTATATTCAAATACTTTTCTGCTTTAATAGCAATGTCTTTGATTCTTTGTTCAGGGGTTTCTGTAATGTACCCTCTTGATAAAAATGTGCGGCTGTCTGCATTTAGCCAGTAGTAATTATTATATTCCATATTGTTTTAGTTTTTATTTCCGTTTTGTTTCCAATCTATCCAAAAGCCTATAGCCACCATTAAGTGTAAAAAAATAGACAGTGCGTATTCATAAAAGTTGTGCCAACTAGCAAAGTGTAAATGCACATGACCAATTATCCAAAAAGGTATAGCCATTTGCTGACTATACCATATAAGAAAAAATTTTATAAACTTCATTTCTCTTTGGTGTTAAAGGTTTCGTTGTAGTATTCCTCAAAGTCTACGTGCTTGCCAAACAACTTACCATCCTCATACACCTTCTTCAGAACAATTTTTGTTATTGCTAAGGTATCTACTTCTTTCATCTCTATTTGGTGTTAAAGTATTTAGCTAAAATATGAGCTGACTTGTAGTTGGTGGCTAAAGGCACCTCATGTACATCACATAACCTCATCAACATGCTAATATCAACATCGTGTGGGTGTTTATCTAATGGATCTCTAAAAAATATCACCCCATCAACTTCACCACGAGTTACCATTGCTCCAATCTCAGCATCACCTCCCATTGGTCCGCTTGCTACTAAATCTACTTTTAAACCAGCATTTTGAATCATAGTGCCTGTTGTACCTGTACCTACTAGTTTAACATCTTTACGTTTAAAAAAGTCCATACGTTTCATTACAAAAGCAACCATTGATGCTTTTTTTCCATCATGTGCTATTAAGGCTAATTTCATCTCTCTTTGATGTTAAAGGTTTAAAAAAGATCATCTTCTGTAATAGACTTGCTTTTTTTATTATAATCAACACTCTTCTTGTAAAAGAAGTCTCCTTCTTTGGTTCCAAGTATTTCTATATCAAACCATTCAGTAGAGCTCAATAGTTCTGAGTCAACTTCAAAGATTGGTTTCATACCTATCTTTTCTAGTGAGTTGTTGAATCTGTTCTTGATAAAATGTTGTATTGTGTTTTGTGGTAAAAAGCTAAGCTCACCTTTTTCAAAGATCCAGTCTAGTATACCACATTCAGCTCTATAAGCTTTTCTACATGCAGAATAAATTAACTCTTCAAACTCTGCATCAAACCACTCAGGGTTCTCTTTTTTAATAATATTAATAAGTTCAGCTCCAAAGTTACCATGGATATCTTCTTCTTTTGATGTTGCCTCAACAACATTAGATATACCTTTAAAGACATTCTTTTCTTTATTAAAGCTCATCATGATTAAGAACTGACTGAATAAACTTACGTGTTCTATAAATAATGAAAATAGTAATACAGACTTAGTATACATTTTATCATCTCTAGAACGTGTACCATCTAGGTACTTCTTTAAGTACTTAAGTCTACCAGCAATTGCAGGTACATCAATGACACTTTGAAATTCCTTTTCAAGCCCAAGTATCCTTAGCAATCTAGCATAAGCATCTTTATGTCTAACCTCTGATTCTGCAAACGTCATTCCAACATCTCCAACTTCTGTAATTGGCATTCTTTTATAAAGATCAGCCCAAAAAGTTTTGACATTAACTTCAATCTGAGCAATTGCAAGCATAGTTTTTTTAATAACATCCCGCTCTTCTGCAGTGATAGTTACTTTAAAATCTTGGATGTCTTCTGTAAAGTTGAATTCTGTATCAATCCAGTAAGAATGTCTTATGGCATCTTTATATGCTAATAGTTGTGGGTACTCATACGGTAAAATGTTGACTCTGGGTTTAAAGATGTCTTTATTCATAAGGTTGTTAATTATTAAGGATTAAAAAGCCTCATTTCCTACAGGAGAAAATGAAGCCGCTAGATATATTTAATTTACTAAATACAACTGAGATATAAAAGAGAACCAATGTTTATTATTTATATGTCAGTAAGCAATGCGAAGATAATATTTATATGTCAAAACTTTTTGTTTAAGTCTGACAAAATTTGTATATTATTAATATAGTACTTTAAAAACATAAATATGTTTAAGAAAATTATACACGTTGTTTGGACTTATAGTCTACAAGATTATTGGAGATCTATATGGTCAAGAACAACAATAGATGAAAAAGCAAAATCTACGTTAGTAGAAATTGTAAAACGCTATAAACTTACAGCAGCTGAATTAGCTGATGTAGGTAAAGCAATAAAAGAAGTTGGTGATCAACTAGGACATGTTCCTAAAGCTGTTGCAGGCAAAACTAAAAAAAGACCAGTGAAAAAATGAGACAGATTTGTTTATTAATTCAGTGGGTTTCAAGAGGTAAGGTTTGTTTAGGACACTGCCGTCAAGGATTATGTAATAAAACCAAAAGCAAAATATAATGGGAGATTGGGCATTAGAAATAGCATTTCATTGGCCTCATGATAGACTAGCCCTAGGCTGGGAATTTATGAGACCAGATGGTGAATATGATTATTCAACTGTAAAACTATATTTATTCTTTGTAACGTTTACATTGGATATATAAATTAAATTAAAATGGCAAAGAACAGAGCGTGTTTACCAAAGCAAAAGTTATCAAGGCAAAAAAGTAAAATGCTTATGAGAACCGGTGGTGAACTAGAAGATATGATGCAAGGCTCTTACACAGAAAAAATGCGTAAGGGAGGTGATGCAGAAAGAATTGTACAGGACAAGACTGGCAAAGAAAAAAAACAAAAATATAAAATGGGTGGATGGACCTATGATGGCAAATAAGATATGAATATTTTAACTGACATATTAAGTTTAATTAGACAAGGCAAGTTTTCTAAAGTTGCTGAAAAAGATGATGTCTTAGTGCTAGGTAAATGGAATGAAACTCCAGATATGACTGGTGTAGCATCTCCTATTCCTTATAAAGCAGTTAAGCTTATTAAGATTAGTGACTTTAAGATAGAAGGTAAGGGATGTACGAATGAAAATACACCACTTGTAGCTAAAGGAGATACAGCTACAGTCTACCAAAAAACTGTTAATGATCCTGATACAGGTGAATGCACAGTATATTTCCGTACACTTAAATCATTAAGTTCTAATTTAACTTTAAATTTATCTTCAGATGATGACTATGTAGAAATCACAACAGAAGGTGAACCAAATACTGCAGCAAATGTAGGAACAGGTGCTGGTTTATGGAAGAACAAGGTAGGTGAGACACTTAACTTTAAATCATTAAAGCCAGGAGATAATATATCATTTACTGAAGCAGCTAATGAAATAACTATTTCTGCTGCTAGCGGTGGAAGCACTAATTTTAATATGTCAGCTGATGCTGGAACTAATCCTGTAAACATTATAGAGGGTAATACAGTATATATAAAAGGTAGTACAGCTATAACAACAACACAATTTAACAATGGCTTTGGTTCTGATTTAACTGTAGCCTTAGATGATACAACTGTCAATCCAGGATCTTACACTAATGCAAATATTACTGTAGATGCACAAGGAAGATTAACTGCAGCCAATAATGGATCTAGTTCATCAGGACCAAAAGTATACAGAGCATTGTTGACCCAAGCTGGTGATAGTACTCCAGTAATAACTGTTTTAGAAAATACAACAGATTTTACATTAAGTGTAAGTAGAGATGGTGTGGGAACATATCAATTTGATTTTTCCAGTGATCTAGCTGACATAGATAAAGTAGTAATGAATATATCACAAACAGGTAAGTCAAGCCCACATCTATTTAATATAAATAGTACAAGTACTGGTGACTTTTCTTTACAAACGTATTTTGGTGCAACAAATGTACTACAAGATAGTCAATTGCTTAGAACACCTTTGGAGATATTAGTATACCCTTAAATTAAAAAAATGAGTGATAAAAAACCTAAAAAGAAGTTTAAAGATACTAAAGTAGGACAGTTCCTTACAAAGAAGGTCCCTAGTATACTTGGTCTTGCTGGGGAGTTGCTTCCTGATGCAGGTGTTTTAGGTATGGTTAAATCTTTAATACAAAAAGAGGATACATTATCACCAGTTGATAAAGAGCATGCATTAAAACTGCTTGAACAAGACATGGTTGAAATGCAAGAGGTTAGCAAGCGTTGGGTCAGTGACATGAGCTCTGATTCTTGGCTAAGTAAAAACACTAGACCAATGACTTTGATATTTTTAACTATATCAATGGTAATATTTATGTTATTAGACAGTACTGACATTGACTTTAAAGTAGATTCAGTATGGGTAGACTTATTAAAGTCATTATTAATAACAGTTTATGTAGCTTACTTTGGTTCAAGGGGAGCTGAGAAATTTAAATCAATCAGTAATAAAAATTAAAAATTAAGAATTATGAAAAATGAAAAATACACATATGGTGGCGGATTTACAAAAGGTGCTGGTGATGGAGACATAACTCCAGGTAAAGCAGGAATGGAATCAATGGCTAAAAGTGGAGGACTAAAAGGTTTTATGTCTGGCGGGTCAGTGATAGACTATAAAATGTATGGTGGAACAAAATCTAAAAAGAAGTAATCATGGCAAAAAAGATATCATTCCCTATGCAGGGAGCTAACTATAAAAGAGCTACAACTAATGGTGTTTATAATCCTACGGCTATTCCTCAAGCAATACAAAATGCTAAGAATAAAAAGGCTGTAGAAGCAAGAATTAGAATGGCTAAAAAAACAAACTTAAATCCACCACAAAAGTCTACTAGAGCAGCAGAACCTGTTCAATCAGATGCTTTTAAAAATGGATATTGTAAATAATTAATTATGGCAACATTAATTGCACAAAGAATATTACAGCAGGGTTTAAAGCCCACAACAGCAACACCTGCAGCAGCCGGTGATAAATTAGCTAATACAGGAACAGAATTCTTTCATTTAGAAAATGATAGTGCTGTATCAGTAACTGCTACTGTAATACCAGTGGTAACAACAGTAATAGATCCTTCATTAGGAACATTAGTTAAGGAAAACGCTGTAATAACTTTGACAGCTGGGCAAGAAGGTTTTTTAGGACCTTTTGAAGTTGATGCATTTAATGATGCTGATGGAAATATAACAATAACATGCACAGTACAAGCAGGTGTTAAACTATCTGCATTGTACTTATAAAAAAAACAAAATGAGCGTATTTATACAAGAGGTTTTAAACCTACTGCAAAGAAACAAAGACAAGAAAACTCTTAATCTACAGACAGATTGGTTTGAGTTTGGTAAAAAGAGAAACAGTACATTAAATACTGGAACTTCTTATGCACCAAGGATGGAACCTTTTGTTATAAAGGGTCAAGATTTAGTATGTGAAATAACCAAAGGGTTAACTAGAACTATAGATGGATCAGGAGAAACAGGATTTGTTCCTGTTTATACTGAGACAGATGGAGTATGTGAACTAAAAGCATTAAAAGATAGTATCATAACTCAAGATGCCGGTAACACAACAATTAGTGTAAATGGTAATCTCTTTGTTAAAGGAGACTCAACATTAGCAGGTAATGTTAGTTTAGGTACTTCAAACCCATTAAATAAGATATGGTTAGCATCAAAAGTTTTAGATTTTAATCAAACAGAAGGGACACCTAATCAAATCCTTGTTGCACAACCTGATGGTACTGTAGTTTGGAAAGATAATGCAGCAGGTTGTAAATGGATTGTAGGAGGAGAAGGTGGATTTGATGTTAATTGTGATGGTGTAGTATTCTTTGTTGGTGGTGATAAAATAACAACAACTGGTAATAGTACTAGTAGTATAAGATTTGATCATGATAATACAACTAGAGTTGACACAACCTCAGCAGTATCACCTGCTGCAGGTGGTACATTTACAGTAGTAGATTCTATTACACAAGATGCAACAGGTCATCCTACAGCAGTAAATGTTAAGACAGTGACTTTACCAAACCCAGCTGATGATAATACAAAATATGATCTTACAGGTCAAGTATCTGGTACAGATGATTTTGCAATAGGATTAGCAGGATCAGATGGAACATTAGACAAAGTCCTATTAAAAGCAGGTACTAATATTACACTTACTGATGATGGATCAAATGGTGTAACAATTACTGCAACTGGAGGAGGATCATCTTCACCAGTAATGACATCTACAGTTACCGGAACAGGTAAGCTTTGGAGTGATGTTGTTCAAGTAGAAGATGCTCAACTAGTAAGTGCTGAATCTTTAAGAACTTATGGTGTTCAATTTAATGATGCATCACAACTAGTTGTAAATGTACCATGGGTTGAAGGATCAGGTTCTGTAGTAGTTGGAAACCCAGGTAGCCCTACATTAGATTTAACTTCAATAAGTATAGATGGTACTGTTTACGGTATTGCATCAGGAGGTGGAGGATCTGTAACAAGTGTTGGTTTAGCCGCACCTTCAGCATTCACTGTAACTAATAGTCCTGTAACAAGTAATGGAACGTTAACTCTTACAGGTGCAGGAGCAACAACAGATTATATAGATGGAACAGGTGCTTTACAAGCTTTCCCTGCTATTCCAAGTTTACCAGCAAATATAGTTGAGACAGTAGATACACAAAACGGTACATACATTGATATGACACCAACAGGTGCTGTAGATGGTGATGTTGTTGTAACAGCAGAATTATCAGCGGTTGATGGTACAGATACTTCAGGTAAATTCTTAAGTAAAGATAATGTATGGTCAGCAATTCCAGGAGGAAATCCGGGAACTGTGACTAGTGTAGGTTTAAGTACAGATATTGCAGCTTTCCAAATTGGAAGCTCTCCTGTTACATCAAATGGTGTAATAGAACTAAACCGTCAAGGAGGAACTGTAGGTCAGTTCTTAAGACAAGATGGTAATTGGGCAGATGTTCCTGCAGGAGCAAGTGGAACAGTTACTGACTTTTCAGCTGTAGTTGTGGGTGGAGTTCCAGATTCTATAGACTTAAGAGTATTTGATTCTACTACTACCCCTAGATTAGAACTATCCTTTAAAGGAGTGGCAGGTCAGTATATAAATGGTTTAGGAGTATTAACAACTTCTGACTTTATGACCACCCTAACAACTAATGGAGCTAGTGGTGATGCTGCAACATATAACCCAGGTACAAATACATTAAATGTTCCTACACCAGTTATGGCTGGTACAATGACATCTGCTGTATTAGGATTAGGTAAATTATTTAGTGATACAGTACAGCTTCAAGTAGCTGAGCCAGTATCAACTGTTAAAGATAGAACTTATGGAGTTCAATTTAATTCTAGTGATCAACTAGTTGTTAATGTACCTTGGACTGCTGGAAGCTATAGTGGTTGGTTACTTGGTGGTGATTTAGGTACTTCTGAAGATATTTTAGATGGAAATACAGCAAAAATTGCAGGTGGTGTTGGTTTAACAACTACAGTAACTGCAACAGATACATTAACAGTTGACTTAGATAACACTGCTGTAACTGCAGGTGCTTATACAAATGCTAATATTACAGTAAATGCACAAGGTCAAGTTACTGCAGCTAGTAATGGTACTGGAGCAGCACTAGGTTATACATCATATGTAGCTTTATGGTCACATCCAAAAGGTGCTCCTATATCAGTTACTATTCTTAGTAATGATACAGGTTGTCAATGGAATTGGGATCTATCAGCTTCAGTAGCTGGGTTATATTCAATAACCCCTTCAGAACCAGGAGATCCACTTACTCCTTGTACTTCTTCAGAAACTAAACAAATATGGGTAATGGCCAATGGTCAAAGCACACCTGTAGAAGGTGTTGCACCAGCAAATATATTCTTTAAAGATGTAGACGGTGGAAAAGTAGTTCTAAATTTCTTAGAAGAAGATTTTACAGGAAGCACTAAAGGTGTAGATAGAGGTAATATTGAAATCAGATTATATGATATAAGATAATAAAAATTAAATATCAAATAAAGAGCCTGGTTAATGCCGGGCTTTTTTATTATCCTCTATTTCTTTTTGTAAACAAGCTAATGCTCTCCAAGCTACTTTTGCTGTATGACGAATTCCGTCATCATCAACTGTTCCAGCATCAATAAGATGTCTAGCTAATGCATCAAGGTCATCATTAGATTTAGTGCGGTCCCAATGCAAAGGTTTATCAGGATGGTGTTGTTTGTTTCCCTGTAGTGATACACGAGCTATTTCCATAATAGCATCCGGGAAGTATCTTAATACACCAGTAAATACTGGGGTGTCTTTTCTTTTTTCAGCTTTGTCCATAAATGTCCATTCTTTTATGCTCATGCGTTTTTCTTTTTTAGGAGTAGTAAATAAGGAGCCAGGGCCTAAGAATGCGTAACTCAGACCCCGGTTGATTTTCTCCTATTTATTCATTTTGTTTTGACTGCTAATGTATAAAAAGAGTATAGCTAATAAAAGTGCAACTATTAATTTCACTGATCTAAAAATACATTTTCTATTAATTGTGTGTCAGTTATATCTTCATCAACTTCAACAACTTCACTTACTGGTTCAGAAATAACTACAACTTTGTGTGCATCTACAGTAATAATAGTCTCTTTCTTTTGGGCCGGTTGAGAGTTATTTAAACACTCTGCAACAATAAAGTCATGAAAGTTCTGGCTATCTTGTAACCAGTACCGTGGATGTGCTTTCTTTAATGCATGTGTAACATGATTGTAAAAAGTCCAACAGGTATTTGATTCTGTCCCATAATGAAATGATGGTTTAGCTAGCTCAGCTTTAATAATAG